CAACGGACCTGCGTATGGATCACCTATGATGTTGATATGTGACACCGCATTGTCAAAAGTCTGAGCGGCTATGTTTGGTCCATAGATATTACCGCTGATTATTGCGCTGCCAGAGTCTGGACCGCTGCCACTGGTTCCAATTCTAGTACTGGAGTTGCCTGTAACAAACAATCCAAATATACTGTCTCGGTAAACAAAACTATATGATGATCCTGTGCCAAATGCTGCTGCACCGTCGACTACAGTATTTCCACCGTTATAGGCAATCTCATTTAGGTATGAACTGTTAATATAGTTGCCGCTGTCGTACTCATCTTCGCCACCATCACTGATATTGTTGTTTCTCCATACTACTGGAGCAGTTCCTGAACTGGTACTGCCATATGCTTCGCCGAGGCCGCTAATGCTGTTAACTGTTATAGTAATGTTGTTGGCAGGTGTTGTACCACCAGTAATGTTGGCTCCCAGCAAGGTTATCACATCACCTACTACATAGTTAGTTCCGTAACTGCTTATGCCGACATAAGTTTCATATTTGTACACAACGGCCACGCTAAATCCGCTACCTACATTATAGTTGGTGCCTGTGACTGGTCCGTAAGTAAAAAATTCAGTACCTGCGGCTACGCCTTCCACACTCCAGTTCAATATCCCTTCTGAATCAACGCTGTTTACAGTTATGATACAGTCGTTAACACCGTCAACGCCACCTAATGCACTACCTAAAATCTTGATCTTGTGTCCTGGTAGATAGTTAATGCCACCACTTATCACACCAGAACCGTTGTAAGTGCCATCGCCTAAGTCTTGAATCTCAAATATCGCACCACTACCTTCTCTAACTGTAGTTGGGCCGCCATCGATTACGTTTATATTATTTTCAAAGAATTCAAAGTTAGTGGCTACGCCGCCCACTGCTGTGACTAGGTCTGCGTAGGCAGCGTCAAATGCTGCCTTCATTTGATCCACTGTGCGGAATTCGCCTTCTGTCCCTTCAAACAAGATCACAGTATCTATAACTTCTTCGGCAAATGCTGTAATGTCGCTAAGTGGTTTAGCCCCGTTGACATCGCCTATGATGACAAACATTGCCAGTATATCACTAGAGCCTACACCTGACACTTGGAAGAAATCATCGTTGCTGTCATCTGTGATAGTGGTAGTTGTGGCCGCTGGTTTGTGTATGACTACTTTGGTAACATTTCGTGTGCTACTTTGACCGGTGTTAGTATGGAAACCACCGTAGGAAACTTGTAGTCCCTTGTAATCTGTGCCAGTCTCTGCTGGTACTGTGACTGTGGGCAATCCTTCGCCGCCACCCAATACCGAGTTACCTGCGCTGTCTTTAATATCGCCGCCTACCGGTAATGTTAAATCACCATCTGCGCCAAACGTCCAACCGTGAGCAGTAGGAGTAGGACCACTGTAGGTATATATTTGAATATCTTTGTCAACAGCACCGTCTATGATAAATGCATCTGTTCCGTCAGCGGTGGCAATTGTGGTGCCTTGTGGGAATGTTAATGCACCACTGTTGTTAAATGTCCAAGTATGAGCATCTGTACTGTAGTTTGTGGCAATAGTAGCGCCATTGTTGTCAACCCACACCCACGAATCTTCATCCTTGCCTGCTGGGCTTGCTGGGCCTGCTGTGATACCAGCATAGTTGCCTGCTATGGTTTTTAGTGTAGCACCGTTGATGATACTCTGATCTGGCAATACAACAACACCTGTGGTAGTTAGTTCTAGTCTATAATGCTGTGTTGGCTGTGTGATATCGCTACTGAATAGTTTATTAGTAACAACTTTGTCGTCGTCTGTTAAACTAAATCCTTCACCAAAGTCTCCAATAGATATTCCACCACCACCGGTTACAGTACTGGTTAAGGTGTTAGTTGTTGAATCGTATGCGAATGTAATCCCAGTATGATTGCCATTGACAAACAAGGGCGCAACACGATCCTGGGTTATGTTTTCAAGTTCCGGACCAGTGTATATGGTAGAGTTAACCATCCACTTTTCACCGTCCCATATATAAACAGCCCCATTAGGTGCTGTGTATAACTCACCATTAGCTGGATCTGTTGGAAATGTAATTGCTGTCATAATATTTTATCCTATTCTTATATTTATTGTTACCAAGTACCTGCGCCGTGTGCCGTACGTTTCCAGATGTCTGTGGTGTCATTAACATAGTTTGCTGTACAATAATAGATGTACGTGGAATCAAATGCCAACATACCTGCTTGATCGCCGGCTGCTCCATAACTGTGTGCTGGGACTGCTACTTTCTGATAAGCTGTGGTCTGTACTGTGGCGTCTGGGAATGTAATCTGCCCACCTGATGCCAAAATCAATCTATCAGCATTGATATATTGAAAATAATCAATTGAGTTTGTACTTCCGCCTGTGCCTGAAGATGATGCCAAAGTTGAGTTTGGTTTATCAAACACGCAGTTGAAAATTGAATAAAACCCTGATAAAGAAACTGGAGCAACGGCAGTTAATGCTGAAGTTAATATTTGGCAATTGGCTAAACTGACCACAGTTGAGGCACTAGATGTGACAGCGTTTGTGACAGCTGCAATTACTACGGCATCTACAACATTTAATGTTCCTGCAATTACCGATGGGGCAATACAAGACATACTATTTTTGATAATTACACTTGCACCAGCATTATTCACTGTTACAAAAGATGGATTACCATCATTAATAGTCACAAGTCCATTGCCTGTTATATTACAAGCGGTGCCAATGTCACAGTTGTGTATATCAGTAAAAGTGGCATTTCCACTTTTAGTTAATGTTCCACTTATATTACAATTAATAATATTAGGAACTCCAACACCTGTACCAGCAGTAATGGTAAGATTTTCAATTGTTAATCCTGTAATTGTACAGCCCACAGATGTACTGACTGTTCCAATAATCGCAGTATTCCCACCCAATGGTTCAAATGTGGTTAAGACTGTGTATTGAACTGTTATTGTTGGGCTTTCAGTATAGGTGCCTGGGTGAATAATAATTGTTCTACGTTGCCCACTTATCAAAGTCAACGCCTTGGTGATGGATGCTACTGGTTTAAGCAGGTCGCCATTACCACTGGTGTCGTTACCGTCAGTTTGACTAACGTGGATTTCATAGTCATATCCAGTAAAGATACCTGGGTAGGCTGTGCTTTGAACTGTGTTGTCGGGGAATGTTAAACCGCCCGTTGTGCCAAACTGCCATTGCTTACCAACTGCTGTGCCTGTAATAGTAGTAGTCAATATCCCTCCACCACCGTTTATTGTGGCAACCGTGATTTGTATATCATTGGCAGGTGTAGTACCACCAAGTTCATTGCCTGGAATTTTGAACCAGTTGCCCGGGTTAAACCCATTACCAATACCAGTGACATCAACAGTATAAGTGCCGTTTTGATTGGCTGTCACTGTACAGGCAAAATATTGTGCGTTGGACGAAGGTGTAAACATTCGTGTGACATTTGCATTCAATGCTTCCCAATAGGCTTGATTAAATGTGTAAGTTGTTGTTGAATGGGTTGCTATGTTTAATGCTGTTTCATTTGTAAGAATAGAACTATCTGCGGGCAATGTTAATGCACCATCTGTGCCAAATCTCCAGAGCTTAAAGCTCTCAACTGAGTTAGCAAAAATAGAAAACTCTCGCTCACTGGTTATTGCTAACCCAGTTGCATTTTCCCCAATCGTTCCATTTGAATCTCCTGGTAGTGTTAATGTACCATCCGTGCCAAATCCCCAAGTCTTATAGTCACCGTCCGCCTGCTGTTTTGCGCGAATAACAACATCGCCAGACATTGTAATGCTACTGAGGCCTGGATTAGTTAGACGTATATTATTATGCCACGATTCAATCAGCTGTAGAAAGGGCAGTTGTATAATACCCTTTCTATGAGTTGGATTGCCGGTGCCCTCTTCGATGTTGTCAAATGCCCATACGACTGGATAATCTGGTTGGGCAGGATCATTGGCCCAAATCCCAACACCGGTAGTACCCTCTATATTGCCTTGAGATAATACTAAGTGTCCGTAATTATCAAGAGTCGCTGTGTGAACACCGTTGACTAAACTATTTACACTGCCAGTCCATGCCGTAGTTTGAACTGTGCTATCTGGGAATGTCAATGCACCATCGTTGCTAAATGTCCAACGCTGTAGTGTAGGGCCAGCAGGATCAATGTCGATGTTGATGTTGCCCAGGCTCCTGATGTCACCTGGGATTCGTAAACTTCCATCTCCGGCGAATTGCCAACTATGGCTCACATCTTGGTCATTGAGTAATCCTATGTTAAGTCCAGTAACGCCAGCATATATGCCAGCAGTCTGTACATCTTCTCCAACAGGAAGTTGATTATTTCCCGCAGTCCACTCCACGACTAATTGATTCAGACCAGTGTGAACTATATAAAGACTACCGTTGGGACTGGTGTTAGTAATCTCGGCGTGACCGTTAGCACCACCAAATCTAAGGCCGACTGGAGTTGTCAAATTACCATCTGTGTCAAACGTCCACTCATTCTCATTGGCAAGTATACTGATGTTGCTACTTGTTCTTGTTGAATAATTTGGACTCTCAACTGAATATGGTGCTGATTCTAGAGGAAGGTTAGCATCAAATGTTAATTCTAAAATTGTGTTGCCTTCTACATATTCGGCGGCAAGTACTGTGTAGTAATCGGTTGTGCCGTCAGGATTAAATTGCCAGTCAACTAGGCCTGTGGCATCCATAGCGTCTTTCAAACTTTGTGGAGTAGTATCCATCCAGAACCCAGCTGTCTTAGCGTTGATGTCTGCACGAATCCATCCTGGGATATCAGTGAGTCTAGTACCAACTTCTGGAGTTGTTAGCGTTTGAATAACACCGCCCACTGGTAATGTTAATTCACCGGCGTCACCAAAAGTCCAGGCGTCGTCAATTATGCCAGCACCAGGGGTTGTGGTTTTTATCAGTACCTTACTATTGTAGCCATCAATCTCAACGACTGCGGTTTTCCCACCTCCACCATCTACGTTTAGTTGTAGGTTGTCAAATCCCTTAATGGCTTTGTTGCCGGGAACAGATAAATCGCCAGCATTACTAAAATTCCAAGTATGCCCCGCTACTTGAATATCTAAGTAGATTGGTTCTAGTGCTGACCCTAATGCCAACCATGCAGTTCGTACTGATTGAGCAAGCGGTATCCATTCTGGTCGTATAGCAGGATCAGTAGATAATAGCAATGCATTGTAAGAGTTTGGTCCTGCTGGCCAGCCATCGCCTTCATAGCTGTCTGCCGCAAATGCCGCGTTCAACTGTTCTCTACTATTATCATAGGCGAGTTCTAAATCTTGTAACACACTGATGTCACCAACTGCTACAGTTGCCGAGTCTGGCAATGTTAGTTTACCATCTGTGCCAAACTTCCAAGTGTATTGGTCAATGCCGCTTAGTGTACGAACGAATACAGATTTGTTTGATGAGCCTAACACTATACCAGGATCAGTATTGTCATTTAAAGTTATAACACCATCTTGTAATACTATAGTTCCCGGAACTGTTAGCATACCTATTTCATCTAATACAAGTTCTGAAGTACCGTTAACTAATCTATCAGTAATGCCGGTAATGCTAACAGCACTGACCCACTGATTGTTATAGTACACATACAGGTTGCCGTCATTCATGTTCCACCAGACGTTACCTTCTGTAAGTGGATTTGGCGCACTTAAAGAAAATTGTACTTGCGTTCCTGGATCGCCTTGCGGCCCTGGATCGCCATTAGTGCCATTAATTCCAGCTAGCCCTCTAGGTCCTTGCTCGCCTTGTGGTCCCGTTTCACCGTTTGTTCCATTCGTTCCGTTTGTGCCAGGATCGCCTTGATCACCCTTAATGCCACGTGGTCCTTGTGCGCCAACTTCACCTTGAATTCCTTGTGCTCCGTCAAGGCCGTTTGCACCAGCATCTCCTTGATCACCTTTTAATCCACGTGGTCCAACTTCTCCTTGCGCACCAGTTTCTCCCGTAAACCCGCGAGGTCCAATATCTCCTGTGTTGCCTTTGAGACCTCTGATTCCGGCTGGACCTTCTAGACCTTGTGGTCCAATTTCACCTTGCGGTCCTTGTACTCCTGCATTCGCACTGGTCCACACACCTGAATAGTAAACATACAGATTACCATCGGTTGTATCCCACCACAAATCGCCTTCGCCTGGCGATACTGGCGGACTTGCTGATGTACTAACTACGCCAGTTGCAATTACACTACTGTAAAGTTCAGTAAAGTTGTCATTTACTTTGTCAAAAGCTGTACGCAACGGATCGCCATTGCCACTATCTGCTGTACCTAAATTTATTGATTGTTGTGACATTGTTATTTCCTATATTAAGCGAATGTAGCATCTAAGTTATACCAGTCGCCACCTACCCCACTAGTTGCTCCCAGTCCGCAAATGAATTCCAATCCAGCACCGGGGACAATGGGAGCTGCACTAGGATCATCGGCAGCGCCGCCATTAATAGTAGCGCCGGCTTCTGGGTATATTGCCAGGTCGTTTAATCCATTATTTCTAATAAAGATTTTATATCCTGCCACAGCCACAGGCAATTGAACCTTGCCGCCCAGCGGGCATACAGTAATTATGTTAATATCTTTTGAGATTAACGTACCAGTGCCAGTAGTGATAGCTGTCACTGAACTATTAACACTAAATTGAGCGTGCCCACTTATGCTTAAACTGGTCAACGTGCCCACACTGGTCAAACTAGAATTTATCACAGTACTTGCCAATGTAGTTCCAGTTAGTGAATTAGCATCCCCATCAGGAATTACAAGTTCATTCCATACCGGTGGAAACCCGGTACCTTGACTTTTTAGATACCTACCCGATGTTCCAGGCGCTAAGAATGTGGTGGCATCAACAGCACTTTGATAAGGAATATAACCAACTAATCCGCCTGCCAAGTTAGTGGCTGTTGTTGCTGATGAAGCTGTGCCAGTTAAATTGCCTATAAATGTAGTAGCATATACCGTATTGAATTTGTTAGCACTGTTACCTAAATTACTTGTTGCATCTGTTTTAACTATACTACTTGCTGCCGCTGTTTGACTTACACTTTGTACACCCAAGTACACAACAGTATCTATATTTGAAACTGTGGGACTAGTTGGTTCCACTGTAAATGACAAGTCGTTAGCGGGTGTTGCGCCACCCAATAACAAACCTGACACAAACAACTGATCACCTTCAGCATAACCCTGCCCGCCGTATGTCACCGCAACACCAGAATATGATCCGCCACTGCGACCCACAGTTACTCTTGCTCCAACACCACTGCCTGAAATACCGCTTACTGGAATATCCAAGAAATCTCCAGAGCCGCTTATGGCAACACCTGCTATGGTAATAAAACTAGATGACGTTTTTAAACTGTTGACTCGACGAGTCATTACAAAAGCACCGTCATCCACTGCGGTAAACAAACTGTTAATACCATTCTGAACAATGCCACTGGCTGAAACTTCTTGAACAGATGCCGCTGAGCCAGTCAAGTTTCCTAAAATAGTACCTGCTGCAACGTCTTGTATTTCTGCGTAGACAATGCCTTTGTCTTTAATAGTAACAGCACCAGCTGTAACACTAAAGTTGTCTGTGCTAAAACTTGCTTTACCTAACGCACTATCTGTTGCAGTATCTACATAGGCAGTCACGTTGGTTAAGGCAAGTTTAGTTTGCTCAATAGCAGCAATGGCACTAACGTCAGCATTAACTATTACACCTGGTTGTATTTGTAAATTAATACTGCTATTGTCTAATCCAATTACCGTAGCACCGGTCAAATGATCTGCTGCCACTGTCAAGAACTTGGCTCGTGTCACTCCATCGAAACGGTTTGACACAGGAGTTGTTCCTGAATATTGAAATACTTCACTGTCAATTTTTATAAAACCTGAAATTGGAAATCCAGTGATGTCCACTATGGTAATAGTACTGGCAGTACTTGCAAGCAGATAATCAGCAGTTATGGTAGACATATTTGAACTGGTAAATGTTCCTCCGATGTCTCCACTTAAACTGGTACTAACTACATGCTTGCCAGCACCAGTAAACGCCATGATGTCTCCAGCACCGGGAGTCATTAGATTAACTTCTTTCAGTTCTGTCAATTGATCGAATGCTGCAACCTGTAAGTCCACATAGGCTTTTGAAGTAGCTTCATCGTTACTTATTGGTGTAAGCGATAGATTGAAAATTCTGTGGTTTGAGCCACCGCCGCCCATATCCAAATCAGCACTCAGTTGTGGGCTGTTGTACACTGATAAGAATCCACCAGTCAATGTTGGAATTCTATCAGCTGCAGGCACAATGGCACCACCGTGTGTGTAGCCTAATCTCTTGTCAATATAACTTCTAATAGCACTTTCTACGGGTACCGTATCGTCGGCATTGTCAGTCATGGTAGAATCCGTTGAGAATTCTTTCACAACCGTACCACGTTTGAACCCAATACCGTCTAAGTTACTCAAGGCAATACTTGCCGCAAATGTAACTGTTCCAGTTCCTTGGTCAACAGTAAAGAACTTACCAACACGGAAAATACCAAATTGATCTGTACTTACGTAGAATACACGACCTGAAGTTTCTTCTACAGCTTCGTTAGCTCTTATAGGAGTTTGCGTTGGAGCACCCAACAAGTTATTTGGATAATTGGTGGTATTAAAACCACCACTACCTATATCTAAGAAGTCATGACCTGTGGCACGACATGTACTGATATTAACAGTAACTTCACCCGGAGAGCTTGCTTGTAAACTTGCTCTCAATGTAGTGCTTCTTGTTTCTGTGAATACAGTTCGTATACCAGTGGCAGTTGGATCAGTGGTTGGATCTATAATAGTTCCAGCACCCCATGCCTTGGGACTGGATTGAATGGTTATGTGTGCGGGTATAGGACCAGCTGCAACTACATATCCTGTAACAACGTGCATTCTACCATCCCAACAGAATACCTTATCTCCAGCATTCAGTTTGGCCTTGGTTGAATCACTGGTTATTTCTACCACAGCAATCTTTACATCGCCCACTGCACTTCCGTAACCACCTGTTAACATGGTAGGATCAGTTTGAATAATTACATGATCGAAACTGTTATCAAATGATAGGATAGCCTGATCACCATAACTGATACTGCCAACCGCAGTCGTTCCAGCTGACACAGCAGTACCACTATTTAAATAACTAAATTCAGTTGGACTAACATATGTCACTGACACTGATGTAGTTGTGTTGAATGAGGTATTAGCAAGTCCATCCACTGTGGTTATGGTAATATTCACACTTGTACCGCTAGTCAAGCCATGAGGTGTAGTTGTGGTAATAGTTGCCGTACTTACCACACGCTCGACATATTGTACAGTTCGAGTTGTTAGTAAACTTTCGCCAGTGGGATAAGACAATTGATATGAAAGTGTTCTGTAAACAGTTCCTTGTAAATCAGCATTTGTAAATTCCAATGCCGTGCTGGGTCGCACTGGTCTAACTCTTTCAACTCCAGTAAACCTAAAGTTTTGTAGTCCACGTATTGTAACAATTTGATTATTGTCTAATGGAGCATTTAGTCCTGAACCACTAGCAGTGTTTAAATTTAATTTTACGACTGTTCTAGCTTCTTTCGCGGTACCAGTTCCACTACCTATTCCTGTGGCAATAAATGTTACACCAATAGTGTTAGTTGCTGCGCCGCTGGCTGTAAAGTTTGGACTAGCGTCCAGCGTTAAAATAGTATATCGATAGCCGATAACAAATGAGCCGGGTGTAACGATTGCGCCACTCGGCCCAACACCTTCACCGTAGTCTGTGGTTGTTTCTATATTGCTTATTTCGTAACGATCAATGTTGCCCAAGAATGTTCCTGTAATAGTACATAGTGTACCTGCACTTGGAGACTCTGCAGCCGTTGCCATGGCAACACCCTTAACGGTGGGCCACACACCAGCAGGACTTACACTGTATAATCCACCATCGGATACTGAAACACTAGTAACACCACCACCACCGTTGACAGTTTCAATTCTTAGTCTTGCTACAGTACCACCTGGATATAATGTACCTCCAACTATGGTAATAAAATCTCCTGCGGCGTACCCTGATCCAGCTGCTGCTATGGTAACGTTGTTAGGTAACGTAGTGGTATTGGCAATAAGGCTAGACTTTTTATTACTGTGATCCACTTCGAGTTCACTGACATTATAGATGGAAGGCTGAATAGTTAGTCCAGCGTAGGTATAAAAATCAATATAGACGCTTTCTTCATCTGCTAAATTCTTACTGGCAAACGAACCTTCGGAATATACCCTAGCATTTTGTACCATGGTATCACCGAGTACAACTGGATCAGGTACTTCATTTGGATCCGAACCTGCAGCACGTAATCCGTATTCTCCGTTACAGCTAGAGCCGTTTAAACTTCGAATTTGTCCACCATTAAGCGCATAGTAACTGGTCCAGTTATAGTATGTGAATACGCTAACTGCTTCAGCAATTCCGTTATTGGTACAAACAAGTCCATAACCCAAGTCATTAACCTGTGTAAAGTCATTGGACAACATACTTCTATTACCAGCAGTTTCTATTATAATGCTAACAGGCACGGTGTAGGCTGGTGAATAAGGAGTGGCAATGTCAAGCAGTACTGTACAAGTGCCGGTGCTACGATTGTAGCTTTCAACAGCATTGATTTGATAACGAGCACCGTTAATATAAAAACTGTTAGGAACTTGAGGTGCTCTTACAATGAGTCCGTCCAACAATAGTTCTGTAACAGAATTCTTTCCAATAATTCTTGCTGGTAAGTTACCATTAAATCCGTCGATAAACATGCCGCCGCGGAATGCTTTTTTATTAACACTGCCACTTAGACTTGTTAAGGTTTGGAAATAAGGCGATTTAGTCTGTATTTGACCTTCTGGATCAAGTACACACATGAATCCGCCGTGTCCTTGAGCAGTGATGTTTCTCAAAATTGTTCCGTCATTCAACATGAACACATCCATGTCTTTGTTCTGCTTTGGAGGATTATTAACACCCACAATGGTATTGATAATACCATTAACAAGATCTGCCACCTGTATGTTAGCACCAACTTCACTAGTGCCTCCACTGGTATTTTGTGTGATGGGAGTGACTATTCCGCCAACTGTTCCTGATATATTTCGTTTACCAACTGTGGCTCCACTGCCTGCCGGCACACTAGGAGTCGCAATAGTAGTTTTTGGCAGTATCAATTGAACAAGTTCGTTGATGTAATTGATACCATCAAGCGTTTCTGTCAATTGAGTTGTTATGGCAATTAAAGCACTGGCGTTTCTTCTATAGGCCTGTGCTGCCGCAATGGTTCTAGTAGTTCCACCATTGGTGATATCGTATACCAATGCGTCAACAATGTAGCCAACATCGCGGGCACACAATGTTTGATTGTAACTGGCGGCAAATGTCGTGCCATATTTGGCATTGATATACAGTACAGTCTCTACTTGTATAAAAGATTTGTTATTGTTTAACAAACTGGCAGCGTTGGTCCTACCTGAAGATTTTAAAATACTGTCATCAAAGATGCCACTAACACCACTAGGGTCTGTTAGGTAATGATATCCGAAGTTTGTGTTGGTAGGAGCAAGTCCAGAACTATTTAATCCTCGTACTGTGGCACCTAAAAGTGTGACACTTGGAGCATGACCAATTTCAAATTCGGTGGTGCTTATAATTCTTGTCACGGTAGTTGCTGGAGAAAATGATCCTGTTCCAGCAGTAACATACATGTACATTCCAGTTTCTAATCCTGTTGTACTAGACACTGTAACTTTGTAATAGGCAGGACTTCCCACATACTCTGTATTTGCAGGAACAAAGCTACTGGCCGCACTGGCCGCAGAAGTATACGTTCTGGTCATAGCGTCGAAAGTACTGTCTCTATAAAAATACATTGCTGCCCATGGGCTGGTACTTACACCTGGAGCTGGTCTGATAATTACACGTCGGAATTCGTCGCCTTTGATAGACACGTTGGTAGGCACACGAATAGGCATCTGTTCGTAGTAAATACCACTTTCTACTCTGACGGTAATTTGTAATTCAGGAACAGGCTGACCAAATTCTAGTGGTTCGTCATCTAAAAATTCTAATGCTGTGCCGTTGCCGCTTAGGCCGTATTGTACAATATTTGTAATACTGGCTACTAGTCTAGTTATCAATGTTCCGGCAGCTGCTTCTCCTGCTGTGCCTAGGGTGTTTTGTGTACTGGGCACAGCTCTAAAACCAAAACCGGTCGAAGTAGTTGCGACAGGAATAACAGTATTGGTGATAATCTGCTGAGCAAGCAAGTTGATATAATTGATACCATCGATAGTTTCAGTTACTTGTCCTGCCGGTAACACTGAAACTGCACCATTAAAGTAAGCTCTTGCGGCACGTATGGTCCTGGTGTTTCCGCCATACCTAGTATCAAATACTAGCGCATCAACAATGATCCCAGTATCTCTGCTGCACTTTATTTCGTCAAATATCAAACTAGGGTATTTGTCCTTGATGTATTCAACTACTTCGGCGGCAATAAATGCTCTATTATCTTCTAAATTTTGCGCGGCGTACTTGTAGTCTGATTGAAAATATGTAACATCATCTATGGTATGAAGCAACTCTACAAGATAAGAATCAGTAAGACTAACTGGAGCAGTATATGTGATAACACGACCTGTGGCACCACTACGTATGCCTTTAACAATACTGCCTTCTCTCAAATCTCTGTTATTGGCGTCTTTACTCTGATCCACTCCGCCGCCATTAGTATAAACATTTAATGTTCTACGCACACCTGTGCCTGTACTAAAACTATCTAAATAGGCAAAGTTTGTGTTGTTGCCGTATGTTATTTGTTGTCTATATGGACCAGGTTCTGTGAGTGATTGATTTATTAAATCTTCAGCACGTTGACAGGCTCTATTTATGGTGGCAAACGCATAGGCAAATGCTCTACCTTGTTTTTCCAAAGGTACATTGTCCTGATCATCTATGCCTGAATTGGCCACAAACAAATTGGATTGGCTGGCAAAACTGGAACTGTCCACGTAGAATTTTGTAGCTGCCTGTAAATCATCTGTTCCGTTGGGACTACCTTGTCCTGCAAATTCTCCAGGATGGTCGTGCAAATATAATGCGCCAGCCATGTGATCACCTTGTCTTCGCACAACTGATTTTCTAGGCAATGCTTCATTGCTGACCCAGAAACCGTCTAGTTCATATCCGTCCTCATCTTCGGTCATGTACATGGCATCAGTTAGATATTCTGTACCTCTGTCAATTGCGGGAACGTTGGGATCGTTCACTATAATTCTAGCAATATCATCAATGGCGTTGTCTCTAGTCAAGTAAACGCCCATTCTATCTTTGGTAATGTATCTTAAATAATATGTGTCACCGATAGTTAAACCTGTGGCAGGAGCACTTCCTGTAATACTGTATACATAGGCAATACCGTTGCTACCACTGTTAAATCCATGATCGGGGATACTGGCATAACCATTTACCCATAAATCTATAATGATTGTATATTCGGAAGCATTCAAAGGTTCGTCACGAATACGAATTTGACTGCCAGTACCGGGTCCACCATTGGCTTGTAGGTACCGTTGGTCAGCATAACCTTTGTTGATAACAAGGTCGTCTGCGGTAAGCGATGTGCTGTGTAAAGCATTGAATAACACCGCAGTTTCGTCTGTAGGTTCGGCCAAATTTCCAATTGTAAAATTTTGTGCGTTTAAGTGCCCGCCTAGATTGGGTCTAATATCATTACCAACTTTACCACCAGTGCTGATAATACGTATTTGATTTTCATCAGTATGATCAACACTGATGCCTTCGCCGCCTACTAGTTCTTTAGCAACGAGACTGTCCCCTTCAGCATTGGAAACAATTACCTGATCGGCACCATATGTTTCAGGCGTGTCATCTAGATCTTTAAAGCTGATGGTATCACCAGCGCCAAAGATAGAAAATAATTGTACAAAGTTTTCATTAACTTTACGGAAAGATTCGCGAATACTATCGCCGGTGCCGTCATTACCTTGTACACCAATATCAACGTTTTGTCTTGCCATTTTATTCCCCTACGTGATCGTAGAACTCATCTGCTACTGAAAAACTGCTTCCGCAACCGCATGTTGTTTGTGCGTTGGGATTTTTGATAGAAAACGTAGCGCCCATAAGATCTTCTTTATAATCTATTTCAGCATCGTTTAAGTATGTCATACTCATGCTGTCCACAAGCAAAGAAACGCCTGATTTTTCAATACTGAAATCGTCATCGTTTTGTGCTTCGTCAAAGGTAAACCCATAGCTCATGCCGCTACAGCCCCCGCCTTGTACAAAAACACGCAATTTTAAGTTAGGATTGCTTTCTTCGGCTATTAAGTCTTTGATTTTTTCTACGCAAGAATCTGATAGTGTTAACATGTTTTTCCCTTTATAGAATATTTATCGTATATTTTTATAACCTTAATGTAAATAGTGTATGTACTTGAGTAAAGAATACCGAACAATAACCTATACCAGAACCAGTAAGTTAGGGCATGAGCATGAGTATACCCGCACTCGAACTCTATTAATGTTTAGGTGTGACAATTGCGGCGAACTGTTCACTAGACTCAAAGAGAAGATGAGTCCGGCAAGATTAAGCAATAATTATTTTCATTGTTGCGAGCACTGCGATGTCAAACGATTCGCACAAAAGAAAGGCGCAGAGCGTAGGACTATATGGGATAAGCCAGCAAGTAGCCTTGATGATATTAGCAAGATATAAATAAATCATTAAGGAGGAACACAGAATGTTCAACACAATTAAAGAGTTTATTTTTGGAAAACCAGCACCAGTGGCTGATGTAGTTGCACCCGGTGGTGCACCATACAAAATCGATCCTGTTGTATCAGGTGAAGATAGAACTGGAGTTGCTAAGGAAACTCCAAGTCATATACAAAATGAACAACGTCAGCACACCGCAACAGTAGCAGAACACGTAGTTATTCCGGCCGGTACAGAAGCTTCAATTGCAGCACCTGTTAAGCAGCCACGTACTCCTAAAGCAGTTATAGAAAAGACAGTCGTAAAAAAAGCGGCCCCTGTTAAGAAGGCCGCCGCCATTAAAGCTGCCCCTAAGTCAAAGAAGGTCTAATTCTTTAGCCCTGTTAGCTAGTGTAAAACTAGCTAAGTTTTTGCCCTTAGATTCGCACATAATATCATGTGTGTCTAAAAAGCTCAAAGCCCAATCATTAACACTACTATTCCAGTAGAAGTTAGAGTGGGCTCTGAGCTTTTGTCTTTTATAACCAGATTCAATTAACTGTTTAAAGTCGGGCATAGTTTTGTCACAGTGATCAACAAGGCAATCTTCCCTACTCACGCTATAATGAATAACAGGCCGGACACCGCGCCAGCTGTCAATTATGCGTAATACTCTATCATCGGAGGGTTGAATGTAACCTCCAGTATTGATCCAGTTATGGTGTATATCAAGCACAAGGGCGCAGTGATTGACAAGTTCGAGACTGCTATCAACTCCCCAGGACATTTCGTCGTTTTCAATTGTGATAACGTTTCTTGCTTCGGGGGTAAGTCGTCCGAGTACATCTTTAATGCCTTGGGGACCTTTTCGACCCGAAATGTGTACGTTGACTTTAAAGTCCTGGAACGACTTACCGTATCCCATCCACCGGGCCATATCCACATGATATTCAAACTCCTCTATACTTCTATTTACAATATCTGGAGTATCACTAGCAAGCACAGTAAACTGACCAGGGTGCATAGACAGGCGAACACCCATCTTGCGAGACAGATCTCCCACGATTCGAAATTCTCTTTCGCAATAGGCTCTAACGTCGCTAGTCCGCCAAAACCAAGCCCAATCACACTGAGTGTACACAGGCAGGATATCGCTGCTGAGTCGTACCATTCTAAGATTTTCATCAAGTGTTCCTACACGTTCAACAAGTTTGCGGATACTTTCGATGTTACCTTTCATGAGGTCCCACAGCTTTTCTACTGCCACATCCTTGTGCTGTCTATTTAACCAAGAAACTGTAGTGCTACCTGTGTTAAAGATTTTACAGTCATCCTTGGGTTTAATGCCGTTAACTTGCTCGGGACGATCAATCCATTTACAAGCAAAACCAATACGCTTAATCATATTAACCAATCAAAAAAATAGACATAGTGTATTGTAACATCTATGTCTATTAAAAGCAATCACATTGGATTATTCAAACAAGTTTTCATTCCATTCTCTATGACCTTCTCGGAAAGCCATATTGCTTTGTGTCTCACGCACTTCAACACGATAACACCACAGCCGCTTGCTTTCGCCTTCACCCCACATCTCAGGAATGTAAACTCCGTTAACGTATTTGTAAAGCATATCGCTAAGACCTTCACAGCCTAGTTTTGGAAGAACAACAATTTTAGCCATGTTACGTTCTTGTAGCAGTTTGAATGTAGCCATTTCTGGATCATCTTGCGCCACAATAAGTGTATGATCAAATTGGTCTTCTAGGATCTTTTTAAGTTCTTTTAAACCACCATAGTCTGCCGCCCAATTACGAACGTCGAGATCATTAGTTCCAAAATAAAACTTCATACTAAACGAGTAACCGTGAATTAAATTACAGTGACTGTCAGATCGCCATTGGCGATAAGCGCAAGGGAATGAGTCGTGATACTCTTTTGTGCTTGTGTACTTATACAACACCGGTTTAGTGTTTTCTAAGTTGTCTTCTAAGTGACGAATTAAGTCACTGGTTGATGATATTGCCATTATATTCTCCTATGTTAAATTATAGCATAGGCGGCAGAGTTTGTAAAGCGGGAGTGACGCCAAGACCGCTAGACTAATATTTATTGTTTGCGTTCCCACACCCAATATAATCGTTCATTTCGCTGATTTTCAAATTCCACAACAGGTTGCGTATATAGTTCTAAACCATATAATTTACCTGCTTCTATTATATCAGCTAAGTTCCATATATAAAATATGTCAGCTATGCCTTGCTTTCGACTGGCCAAGCTGGCTAGTGTCCTACATCGCATAAACAATCGTCCGTTAACCTTAAGCCATTTACTAATGATACTTAATTGATTAAATGTATGAACTTTGTTGCCAAAATGTAAACTACCTAACGCAACTATTGCATCCGCAGATTCTGGCTCAAAATGAACAGTTTCTATATCTGCTTGTAAGTCAGCGGTAGGATAAGGTAGTCGATCAAACCCTATAAGATTTTTAACATGCGGTTTTAACTGATTGAAACCGCATCCAACATCGATCACTAACAACGGACTCATCGAATTTAACTCTTTAGCAAGGGTAAATAGCGTTCGACGATGATCTGGATTCGTAGGACTACCCGGCGGATTATTGATATCCGGCAGATAAGTCTTATCAATCTTATCTTGCAATGACATTAACCTACCTTAAGCAACATAGTTTCTTCGTTAAGACGACCATTCATCATGGTGTCTGTAGCATTGATTTCATCCAAGAACTTTCGAAGCGCAATCTTACCAGCTGCCTTAAACTCTTTGAGTTTTTCTTCCGGCTTTCGCAGTGTCTTACAAATGCTCTTGATTTGATCAAAGCCTGTGATTGTGGTTCCTTTAACACCGAGAGTATTAAATTCTGAGGCAACATACTTGCCCAATTTACGGCTCTTGGTATTATAGACCCACAATTCGCCTGCGCCGATAATGTCCACAGGGTTAACACTAACCAACTTTAAGGGTTCGTTAGTTTTCATGTACTTGAGCTTGGCAACGACCTTGCTGGTGTCTGTTGGCTTTTTGGCACGAGGCTTTTTGTTCACCTTGGCTTCTTGCATCAACATAGTACAGGCAGTTTGTACTTCAGTCAAAAACTGAATAAAGTTTTTAATCTGTTTGCGGCTACGATGCTTGTAGCCTTCTTTCAATTGTTCGTCGGCATTACCGCTGGCAAGTTCTTCAAGCTCTGCTAAGTCACGGGCATAAAAGTCTTTAATGATACGGGCATGTGCTGCCTTGGCCTGCTGACTCTTCAACAAGTTTAGAACCTTAAATGCTTTTGGATCAAATGCGTCAGGATCAGTTTGAAAGCTTTCGTAGGCGTTTTCAATTTCTTCAGTCATTTTATATGCGGCATCTCGCACCCGTTCCTGAATCGAAGGAACATATACATTAGTCTTGACTGCTTGCGCCGCAACCGCATCTTCGTCGATATCGTTCTTGCCTTCGTCGATAACTTTGGCAATTTCTTTACCTAACCAAGTGGCAGTATCGCGGCCATTGTTGAAGTCCGGTCGTGTGCTTTGCATACCACGAAGTAGGCAAGAGGCAATTGAACCCACTGTCAATGAGCAACGATTGTCTTTGGTTTTCTTAAAACTAGCAATGGTCTTTTTGTCGTAGCCGTTTTTACCCATCCAGTCAATAACTTTGCCTTTGAGTTCTTTACTGCTAGACTCCATACGGTAGTAGGCCATAGAGCTGTGAAAATAGCGAAGAAATTGATTTTCGTCCCACGCCTCACAACCAACCCAACTAGGACTGTAATCGCGTTTGGCTTTTTCGCGGATTGCGATAGATGCTTTTTTAAGGTTAGTTGCCATACTTGCTCCAATGTGTTAAACAATATGTATATTATACAGTCAATTTATCTAGAAGTCAAGGCTTTTTTAGCCAAAAGAAAACCCGCCTGTTTAGCTATGCCAAAGTGAGGTGGGCCAAATTATTTCTTTTTAGCGTCTGCTGGAGGTGCCTCTTTTGGTTTTTCAACTTTGGGCATTTCTTTTGAAGGCTTTTTACATTCAGTTTTGTCAGCATTGGCTTTGTCCTTACAATCAATCTTTGCTGATTTTGGAACTCTAGCTTCTACTGTTTTATTACCAACTTTGATGTCTTTGGTTTCTTCTTTGGCTTGAACCGGACTGGCAAGAACTAATGCCAAACCCATAACAAAAATAATATTCTTCATGTTTATCTCCTACGTAACTATTTATCGTTGATAGCAGGTACGTTCACGAAGGATAGTACCATCTTGTTGTTGGACTTCTCTCCAAGAACTACACACCGTTTGTTGTTGTAAAATAATGGGTTGTTGTTCTATTACAACAGGTTGAGGAGTTGGTCGTGTTAGCACATAAGTAACTACACCTCCAATAATAGCAGGTGCCATCCAATTGTTGGCACTGCCATGCCAGTGATGATGTCTTAGGCCGTGTCCATGATGCTGTGCCATGGCAGGAACAGAAATCATCAACATTAAAGCTAACATAAATTTTTTCATACCGAACTCCTAAACTAATATTTATTCTAGAAGTTTGGGGTGTTACCCCCAAACTTCGTAGTACTTCTTCATTGCTAACTGTCTAGCTAGCCATAATCTAAACTTTACATGATCTGATAGTTCATCATCTTGAACTAACTTACCAAACTCTGCACTTCGTCGATTACGACCAAAAGTGACCTCATCGTCTATTATGAGGTCACTGTGTTCTAGATCAAAATTACTTTGCTGGAACAGCAGGCTTTGCGTCTGCTTTAGATGCGTCTTTCTTAGCAGGCTCACTTTTTGCAGGCTTCTTTTCGTCCTTCTTAACTTCTTTCTTTGCTTCTACTTTAGCTGGAGCACTTACGGCAGCGGCAGGAGCAGCCGGCGCCTTAGCTGGCTCAGCGGCGAATACAGTTGCGGCAAACATTGTTGCGATTAGAGTTGCGATCAATTTCATTATAAAGTTTCCTTTTTGTTTAATATACAGAAAACTATCTGTATACATATATAACGCCTTAGCCTAACAAACAGTTGACACAGATTAATAAAATTATTTTAAATTCCATTCTGCATATAATCTTCGAGGAGTATCAAAACAACATTCAATTAATACAGCATTAAATTTATCTGCTAATCGAACATGCTCATTGATAGTCCATGGATAAAAATTAATATTTTTACATTCTTCGTTGGCATGATCGTGAAGGCCTGGGTTACAACGCCAATAGATCCGTGCGTTAGGTTTTAATAAAGATATCACTTTGGCAATTTGCCGTTCGATATCATTGACTGTTCCAAAATTAATACTACCTAGGCAGAAAGCAACATCAAATCTATCGTCTGTTTGGAACTCTTCGATTGTACATTTAAAGTCGGCTTGATCAAACGCAGGGTCTACTCCTACAATATGTGGTATAAGATTTTTAAACGGATTTGTGCCACACCCCACGTCAATTACACGTTCACCTGGTTTAATTTTATCAGCTAACGATAGTCCTGTTTTATCATATTTGTCTAAACGACTGTCTGTTTTATACCAAATTGTGCTAAAATAATTATTAAGATATTCTTGATTAACTTTTATGTCCATAACGAGTCTCTTGCCTTAATAAGGCGAATCATCATGGCTTCGTCCTCTTTTTCGTAGTCAGCTTCAATCTTTTGTAGAAGCTTGTGAGTTTTATTACTTAGTTTTTCTAGTTCGGGAGTTTTCTTGCTGCCGAACAATTTACCACCATTCAGTTCTCGACTCCGTTCACAGTACTCAGTCCAACCACTTGCGTCATATGGATCGGGACGATTTGGATAGACAGTAGTCCACCATGTGTAAAGCTCTTTGATTTCTTTCGCACGTATGGCCTGTCCAGTTGGCTTGTTGTAGTCAGGATGATCTGGCCCACACCAATCGCTGTTGGTCAATGTCATTGCCCAATCTAAGTGATCAAGGCCTGCTTGTGGGCAACGCCAGACCCGCCAACGGAACCAACCACTAGCCCAAAATGGAGGATCGTATTTTGCGCGAGCTTCTTTATCACCCCAAGCAATGTGACTCCACGCTGATTCTATCTCAACAAAATCAACCAGCTCATTGAATAAGCAAGGCAAAAAGCGGTTCCCCACGTCCTGCCATTGACCAGGCTTAATATCCCGGGCATGAGCGGTAAGACTATGAGTGCGACTAACCCAACGGTTGTTAATGTAGTACTTGATATCATAAATTTTCCTTATAGGCCATGTTACAAAATCTTGGATATGCCCGAGTGCTTCTTCCGCCAACCAATAGCGGAAGTTATGTTTCATTTGGGCCGCAGTTGTCCATTCGTCCCATTCCTCGCTAGTCCCGGCGCCGAGTTTTTTAGTGCCGCGAATCCAGTCTGCGAACGGAGTACAACTCCAGTAACGTGTGTGTTGTGCCATTTAGTCCTTCTTTACGCCAAACAGTTGTAATAGATTGATGAATAGATTGATGAAATCCATATAGAGTGTTAGAGCTCCGATTACTTCTTCACGACCTGTGTTGTCATAACTAACCAATTCACGAATACGTTGTGTATCATAGGCAGTCAATCCCAAGAAGATAATAATTGCCAAAGCACTAATAACCATTTGCATCACTGTACTGCCAATAAAGATATTAATGATGCTGGCAATGATAATGGCAATTAAACCAATAATCATAAATTGTCCAACTCCAGATAGATCTCGTTTGGTAAAGTAGCCATACCCACTCATAACGCCAAAAAGTACACCAGCACCCATAAAGGCACTTACAATACTACCCATAGTATAAATGGCAAAAATTGTGGCAAAACTCAGACCCATCAAGGCCGCAAAGCCGTGTAAAAATAGCTGTAGCCCACTCTTGCTAAGTCGTTCACTAGCAAATGTAAAGGCAAAAATTGCTACCAGTGGGGCAAAGATTACAATCCATTTCAATACGCCTGTAAAGAAAAATGCCAGTAGTTCAGGACTGGATCCTACAAAGTAACTAACAATCATGCTAGTTATAACAGCCAAGCTCATGTGACCGTAGACACGTCCCATTGCTGAATTAATCTCGCTTGCTGAGCGGTACATTGATGTTGTGTACATAAGTTTCTCCTTGTGTGTACTATATTTAATTATCTTAGTGCGTCCATGGTAAGTTCTTTACCATGGACATGTGCTACAGGTTTAAGCCATCCATACTCAATACATTCAGCAAGAACTTTTGCGTAATTTGTAGGACACTTTTCACTGATTTCAAATCCTGCTCTAGGGCATATCATTAGACCGTCCTGAAGCATAAACTTAGGGTCACCCTGACGTATGGTTCGAATATTAGTTGTTCTAGCACTTATCTTCACAGTTTCTCTCCTACTTCAAATCCTCTGAACCGTAGGAACCGTGGAAATCGCAAACTGTATGTTCCGTCTTGGTTTTGTGTGACTGCGTCTGCTCGCACTTCCACGATCTGACCAAGTAAGGAATCACGTGAACTCCAATAACTATCACGATCACTATCACTAAAACCACTGCCAACATTGACTTGAATAGTTTTTCCGTCATCGACTCCCTGGCATACAATCGCTCCAAGTCGTCCAATATTTTTTCCTGTGCCTTCTTCAACATCGATTACCTCTAAACTTACTTCGATAAACGGCTTCAGCTTGAGCCATGCTACACTGCGTTTACACTTATATCCAGCATCAGCATCTTTAAGCATGATGCCTTCGTAGCCGCCCTTGATAGCCAATGCGTTAATCTCTTTGTAACGCTTTTGTCCTGCTTCAGTATCCAAGTCCACAGTTTCCTGTGCCACAACTGTTATGTTGGGAATTTTATCTTCCCAAGTTCCATGCCAAACTTTGAGCAACATACTGCGTTCTGATTGTGTGCGGCCACACACGCCTGTTTCAAAATCTTCAAGCGGAATAATGTCAAACAAGTTAAGCACCGCATCGTTGGCTTGAGCACTGCTCTTGCGATGAATCTGTTTCATCAAGTCTTGAAACGAGCCACTCATAATCTCACCGTCAAAAACAGTAGGCTGACTGATGCCACCTTCTGCCGCTACAGCTTCAAACTGTGCCTTAACGTGCGGAAAGTTTACAAGTTCCTTGCCATTACGACTAAACTGATCCACGCGACCATCGGGATACACAATAGTGATGACACGCACTCCGTCTAACTTAACTTCGATAATTTTTTTGCCTGTAACTTTTGCTTCGTGATTAGCACTATCGTGAGCAAGCTGACAGCTAAACACAGGAACAGCATATTGCGGGTACTGTTTTTCTACAACTTTGTTAACTGTGTTTTCACTAAATCCGGCTCGCATGTCTTTAATAAGAATTCTGCGATACCATCCGTTCCATTCGGCCTTAGTGGCCGTCTTCATCATGTTCGCAACAGTGTCACGAGCAAGGTTGCCTGTGAATGAGCGATTGACAAAGCCAGTAATAATGAGACTAAAACTATCCCAATCCAAGCCAACACCATCTTCATCTTTTTTCTCCGGAATTTGTTTAAGCCCAAATGTAATCATGGAATCGTAGCAAAGGCGCAAACCTTCAAAAAATTCTTGATTACCTGCTTCCGCTTGAGCTTGAATAATAGCTTCTTTATTCAAACGGCTAGGATGGTCCTCCAAAGAGGAAATAACGCTGTAACATGGGTCTGACATTTGGGCTCCTATATCTTTTACAATACAAGTATTATAGCATCGAACGGTCAGTAGGTCAAGTGATTTGTTGTTCGAAATGGTTTACCAATTTGGGCGTAGGGCAAGTTTCGAATTATTTTCTTTTTCATGGAGCGTATGACAGGATGGTTATGATTCCAATCAAACGTCTTTAAATACTTATGATAGCTGGATTTTTTGGCACGTTTTGCCAAATTGCTGTCTAAATATCGTTTGGCTGCGTCAAAATCGTCGCCAAATTTATCGTACAATTCACAGGCAATGTTAAAACTAAATGCGCCCATTTCGTCTTTGTGCCCGTAATACTCTTGCTCTTTGCGATCTCTCGCATAATAGGCTGTGCTTTCGTAACCTGGAATATCTTTAAATGTTCTAGTACGATATTGCCTCACGTGTATTATTTCGTGTAGCATGGTATCCGCAAACAATTTACACATTCTATCCCATCTGCTGTCCGATAGTTTGATGGTAGCATTGGTATCTTTATAACTAAACGTTATTTCAACATGCCGACGATTTTCAACATCATTATCAGAATAATATGCGCCGCCAATATAGACCAGCCCTTTTTCGTGAGTGAGATCCCGTTTCAAGGTAACTTTAATGGGTAAGTGCCATTTGATATGCGCTGCCAATAACTTTTGTAAGTCTTTGATGGCGATACGGCGCCCCACAACAGAGGGCTTCAATTCGTATAGCATAGTATACAAATTGGTTCTGTCCAATACTGACCAGTTAAATGGTTTCCTATTCATTGCCATTCCCCTATAACATATTTATATTATACAGGGAATACCAATTAACTGCGTAGTTTACGGACGTTTTGTTATGATTTCGTCAATCAATCCATAATCCAGTGCTTCTTGTGCGCTCATAAACTTGTCACGTTCCATATCAGCACTAAATTGAGCAAAGGTTTTACCTTTACTATTGTGGGCAACATAGATTCCGGTTAGCTCTTTTTTCATTTTCAAAATCTCTTCCACTTGAATCTGCATATCTGTAGCTTGTCCACGGGCGCCGCCACTGGGCTGATGAATCATGTGTCTAGCAAACGGCAACATCTTACGCTTGCCTTTCGCACCCGCTGTGGCTAGCAAACTGCCCATACTACAGGCCTGCCCCATAACCACAGTACAAACATCGGGTTTGATAAACTGCATTGTGTCGTAGATGGCCAAGCCCGCCGTAACTACACCCCCAGGGCTGTTGATAAAGAATGTGATATCTTCATTACCTTGGCTTTCCAAAAACAGCAACTGAGCCACTAGTAAACTGGCACTATGCTCATTCACGTCCGTGTCTAGCATCACAATACGATCTTTAAGTAGTCGACTATAAATGTCGTAACTGCGTTCTCCTCGAGCTTCTTGCTCGATTACCATAGGCACTAAATTAGGCATTTGTTTCCTTATTTTCCGTTAGTTTGTACAGTGGGAGTTACAACACCATTGATGACTAAAGTCTGGCCCTTGAAGTTGGCAATAGCATCTGGCAACTTACGCATGGCTTCTGCTTGGGCTTCCGCCATCAGCAACGGAATTGCCATCGGGTTGGCCTGCATCGACTCGTTACGCTTACGTGCTGTAGCCACTTTGACTTCTTCAGTCTTGAATTCGTTCTTGGCCTTGACCAATTCGTTAGCACTTGCCACAACTGAATCAGCTGGCACAATATTACGAATCAATACTTGACTAATACTGATACTACCGTCCAATTTTTCTTCGGCAAGATTGCGAACAATTTCTTCCTTAATAAAAGTTTCCATGTCGCTACGAGCATCTGCCATGTCCAATGCTTCGTACTTTCGTGCCGCCTTGTAGATAGCGTTACGAGCATTTTGTACAATGTAGTTGTACATTACAAATGTATCACCTTTGAACTCGGCGTGGAAGCTCTTGTTCTTAGTTGAATACAATTCAGAGACTTGCTGGGGGTTAATGTTGTAGACAACCACTGCATCAAAGTCTTTCATGGTCGAGTTGTCTTTGGCAACAGGTGTCATGTCGTTAAGAGTTACATTCACATCCTTGATAGGAAATGTAAGTACTTCTCCAATGATGGATTGGTTGAAAGAACCAGGAAGCAGTTCACCACTTTGAACTTGTTTGTCGAATCCAACTCGAACACCGACTTCACCAGTTTCAATACGAGTACAACCTGTTGCCAGCACAGCCGCGGCAAGAACGGAAAGAGTCAAAATACGTTTCATTTTAAATAATACCTTGTGAAAAAAGAAAAAAGCAAACAGCAAAACCCAAAGCAAAATACAAAGGGCGAAGATAACGATCATTGATCATATAAATCCTTAAAATAAAATAACAATTATAGCCATCACTAGAACAGCTAGTAATGCGACAATTATACTATACGCAATGGACTTTGTCAAGGTCCAACGTTCCTTACCTTCCATCTTTCTCCAGGCAGTAATGCCAAAGTGAATGATAACAGCAAGGATGGCAAATGCTAACCAAAGTCTAATCATTTTATTCCTTTGTAAAATTAAATTGGAATAGAGTGTAATAGTACATATTATCAATTCTATTTGGTTTGTAGTAGGTTGTAAATTTACAAAGTTTACCAGGCTCAATCATGGTGTTAAACATTTCTAAAAACGGATTGTCGTCTAACACTTCAATGTTAAACAGGTGGGTACTATCGGTAAACCAAAATCTAACTAATTTTCTCTTTTGTTGTCTACTAAGTGTACTTTTCAAATAGGTTAATTCTAAATTTTGTTTAGCAGAATTATTACCGTGAACTAAGCCTGTGGTAGTGTTATATTGTTTTTTAAATTCGTCGTAGATCATATCTTCGTTATAGAACCATGGTAATTTATAATATATACCAGAATCCTTTTCCATACACTCGCGAATTCGTCCTTCTAACAAAACACAAACTCTTCGCCTATAATCACTCATGTGATTGCTATTTTTCAACGACTGCCAAAGAAACTTTCGCGTGTAATACTTACGAACAGCTTCCGAATATGTACGGGTGTCGTCTGTAATATTATCCAGTACTTCTTGACTTTCCAGTTGGCGATACTTGCCGGGTTCTTTTTTACCAAGCTCGTATAATGAACAAGCAAGCACTAAGGGATCTTCGGTGTACTTGGTTGCGCTTTCCTGATAGCTTGTAGTGATCCAATCTTGAATAGCGTTCATTGGTATGTGTCGTCTAAGTTTACGTTGGTTAATCCTGCTACAGTTTGGAACTTTTCCCAAGCCTTCTTGGCTGTAGGATTCTTAGCAAGTTCTTCGCTGGGCAATACAGTCTCTAGCCAAAACTCCGGACGACGTCGAGGATGAGCACCAAATTGCCGAGGCTGATGCATTTTGCCATCTGTGTAAAGCATGGTGCTCACACTGCGAAATTTGTCCTCATCGTCTTTGCTGTTGAAATCGTAGTGACCCCATTCAGTATTACTCATACCTCCTAGGCAGTAGCCTGACCAAATACCACTCCATTGGACATCGTCTCGTGGGTCGAAATTTGTACGAGTAATCAACACTAGTACATCTTCCATGTCTACACGGCCTTCTACAATGTCCAAAATGCAACGACTATAGCTTAATCCGATTTTCATTTTTATCTACCTTGTCTGTATGTGCTAACTGTTGGACCGTCTGTGCTAAAGTTAAGACCGGCCACACCGCCTTCGTAAAACTTACCATTCCATTGTAACTGAACTTTGACCTTCTTGTCAACACTCACTGACAAGTACTGTCGATCTTTAAAGTCCAAAACGTCAGCTACCATTTTGCGACCGTTTGATTCGCAAAGGATTTCGCAAGTGTCTTCAATATATTGTCTCATAGTGTTAACCTTATTTGTTTAATACTATCCCATCTAAAACTTTTCCATGCCCGTGATTCAAGATCGTAAACTGGCATGATATCTTCGCTAACTTTACGTTCTTTCTTGGCAACAGGAAAGTCAATAGGGTTGTCTGTGTTTGTCTCATGTAACACTTGGGGAACAAGTGATGTATTAGTTGTACATTCCATCACTCGTTCCGAGCCGTCTTTCTTGGTGAAAATAACAGTTACAGGACCATAGTTGAGATGACTTCTCAACCACTTCTTGAATAATTTCAAGTCTTGTTCACTTAAGGTCATCTTGATGTAACTCTAGTTTGCGTTTAAGTTCGGCATTTTCTGCCTGTAGCTTTTCAATATGAGTTGACAGTTCCATCAACATCTCATACATGTTTTTGGCAGTCACTCTTGTTAAGTCAACAATGTTAATTTTTTCTTCAATCATTTCAAATCTCCAATACAATGTCAGGATTCCAGCCAGTGTCTTCGCTGTATCCGTCGCCTTCATAACCACGAGGGTTACATACAACTCTAGTCTCACCAATTACATAATCAAACGGATAATGGGTGTGACCATGTGTCCACAGTTTGACCTGTGGGTGATCCATGATAAACTCGCTCAAGTCACTATGATAGCCACCGTTCATCAAGTACTGCGACTTGTAAGACTCATGTACACTTTGATAGCTGGGACTGTGATGCCCAACTACCACGCACTTTTTATCTTTGTTATCTGCCAACACCGATTTAAAGTATCCAAGTGTACGAGCATGACGATCCGCAACATCTCTAGCACTCATTGAAGCATAGTTACGCTTGTCGTTTTTAATGATACGGAAGTCGTTCATCATACCTTCAATAGCATGCATGGTCAAAGGATCACCTTTATTCATGTCAGTCCACAACGTGCCGCCCACGAATGTTACATCGTCAATTACCTTGGTATCTTGTTCCAACATATAGATGTTGGGATACTTAGCAATTTCTTCACGCATGTGATCGATGCTAGCAAAGAATTTACCGTGGTAAAATTCATGGTTGCCCATAACGTAGATCACATGCGGAAACTGGAACGAACAACGCTTCAAAAAATCACGGAAGCGAGCAACACGTTGCATTTTTCGGCTAAGGTCTGCCAAGGCACCATTACTGTAAGGATTAAAGTCTGCGGCATGATGGTCGTGGAGATCCTGAGCAACCATGATATCGCCTCCGAGAATCAAGACATCGCAGCCTTGATCATTTTTAATATTGATATCGGAAAACTCTAAATGGAGATCCGATACTAGTTTAATTTTCATAATCTTTCGCTTAATAATATTCTACATAAGTCAGCATCTTTTGTTGACTTAAATGTAAACGTCATAAAATCTTCGCTAGGCGTGTATACAAATCTGTGTCCTGGCAAGCCAAACACTTCAAGTACAAGAGCACAAGTGTCGTTCCACCAAGTCACACCTTGCATGTGCCAATCTACAATTACTTCATGATCGCTGGGCGTCATATTCTGCCATATCTTTGGCACGTTTAACTTCACGTGCTTGTTCACAAGGTTCGCAAATAGTACGAATCCACCCAGGTCCATGTGTTTCAGCTGGTGCGCTACATTCTTCACAGGTAACGCCACTCATGCTTTCTGCCATACGTACCATACCACTAATCTCATCATCACCACCTGTGTAATAAAATCTCAGTGTACCAAACTTTTCTTTAACTTGATCCAATGTCACTTGCGGAATGCTTTCTGGAATCTGTCTAAAATCTCCAGCAATAATTTCTGCCAATCTTTCATCTTTGTATGCTTGATTGGTAATAGAACTATTTTGTTCAAAAAATAATTTACAATCACCAGCCTTGGCTTGTGCGGCCATTTCATTATATTCCATAGCCCACTTACGCTGTTTCTCTTTCCAATCAATGTGATGTTGGATATTACCCATAAGTTGATCCAGTATATTGAACCAACCATCACCACATTCGAATCCCCAACACATACAAGTTTCCTGCATGTTCTTGTTGCGGTTCACCATCATCTTTGGATATTTCTTACAAAGCAGTTCGTCTAGTTCTTGTTTCATTATTCTTTTCCAAAGTGTTTGATAACCAAATTCAATGCTTCTATAGTTCGTATGTTACCACTTACGTCTTCAGGGTGTAGCCAGTATCCGTCTGGGTTAGAATCCGTCCTGGGATTCTTTTTCCATTGCGCCAATTCTTTTTTAAGGTAGGCACGATAATCTTGTAGATTAAGCACCGTAATACGGTCTGCCGCTTCACCATCCAATTCAATTTTTCTACTCATTGTGCTGCCTTTACATAGTTAAGACGTGTTTCAATTTTCTTAGTGTGCCAATTTTCGCCGATTGTTTTTACTTTGGCCTTGACAACAACGCAAGGTCCAGTTTTCAATTCTACTTTGCTGAACCAGCTGACTATCCTGTTGTTAATTATAGCACAGATGTTCCAAGCGTCAAAGTTTTCCGAGCGTCTTGCTGAAACAATTTCGCAATCCAAATCGGTAAACACATCTCCTGGCATACCCAACGGCTCATTGTCTGCCGACTTGAGACTGCGTGTTTGGTTAAGTCTTTGTTTATCTCTTTCCATGACGCTGGGCAAACAGGCAATAAACCCAAATTTATTCCGAGCAACAGTTTCTGAACTCAAAATAGAGTTAACTTCTGTTTGAAACTCATTGTCACCTGCTACAGCACCAAACATATAACGTCGAAAGAATTTTCGAATTTCTTCTGCTTGTTCTCTATCTGCTTGTATAACATTCAAGGGCTCGGGCCTAGTCTGTTCATCGTAGGCTTTTTCTAGTCCTAGTGTAAACAACATTAGATACTTGTTTGCTTCTTTTCGGTATAATGGTTTCATTTCCGAATCGTAAACGAATTCGGTTTGCTTAATATAGGCATTGTTAATGCGCTGTGCCGCGCAGGCCAAATCTAACACTTGTTCCAAAGTAAACTCAGGGTGTGACATTTCAAACTTTCCGTTATCGTTTGCGAGTATCATATTTTACACGAATATATGTCGTTTGTCAAGCACTTCTAAATTTTTATAGACCTTTTTGGCTAATCGATTGAGTAATGGATTGTTGCGAAAATGCGACACGTAGGCTTGTAAATTGGTACTAACGTAAACCGGACCAAATCGCATTTTGGCTAATACCGTTAATCTACTCATGTATCGCTTGGCCCGTTCAGCAGTCATAACTCTTAGCAAATCTACAGCTATACTAACCGCATAGGCATCTAGCTCGTCAGGATCTGCTAGATATTTGTCATAAGGAGATTCAGCATGATCGCTGAAATTTTCATATTTACGATGTTTACTTTGCTGTTGATGACGTAGCTCGTGTACCGTAGCATCATATATTTCTACTAGAAGTTCTGTAGTTTGACTGTCTTTAAACTTTAGTAAGTCATCAAAGTTGTGATGAATAATAACTTCGATTGGCGTTTCATTATTGAAATCGCTGTCAGCATCGTAGTATGCTAACACGTAAAAATTAGATGGTTCTAATTTCTTATCTTTTTTGGTTTTTAGATCTATATCTAAATCCTGTTCCTTGAATTCTTTTCTTACACTGCCCACTAGTTTCTTAAAACTAATTGAGTCACAGTTAATGTCTCGAACATTTTTACATACTGTATTCACACGCCCGAGCAAAGAATTCATCTTACATCCTATAAGTTATTCTACCCTTGGTTAAATCATAAGGGCTCATTTCTATCTTAACCTTGTCTCCAAGTATAATTTTAATTTTATGTTGCTTGAGTCGTCCACCTATGTAGCACAAAACTATCTGTCCTACATTGTCAACCTTAACTCTAAAAGTGGTATTTGGCAATACTTCATCTACTACACCAGTGAGCTCTATTAACTCTGATTTTTTACTCATGTTTTGTCACAACTATTGCTCCGTTTTCCAGTTTGATGTCGAGTGTATCACCAGTCTTCCATCCTGTTTGTTCAATAATTTCCGGAGGAAATTTTAATAACACATTGTCGGGATCTCCTGGAATGTCTTCAAATATATCTTCTACGTTAAATGTTGGCATATTGGTCCTGAAATTTCTTACTAGTATTTACATTAATTAAATACAGTATACACTTTTTATCAACCAATGTCAAACGCAATAATGCCAATCGATTACGAAAACATTTTAACAAATGGGATTACCATTTGTAGTTCAGGAACAAGCGGTCGACCATCTGCTTATTTTCAAACTCCAAAAAAACTCAAATGTGCCAATGACGTAGCAATCAATGTCCAACAATTAACCAAAGATAGTAGAGTATACACTTGCTGTAGTTTGGAACATGCAGGTGGCCTTCTTGCTCAAACATTGCCAGCATTGAGTATAGGGGCAACAGTCGATGTAGTAAAGTTCAGTGCTTATGATTTTGTACGCGATGTTAACAAATATACGCATACTCATATAACACCGTTACATGCTAAAGCAATAATGCTTACTAAAGGATTCGATACCTTAGACCTACATGGCGTATGGGTTACATGTGGCGCAGATCCGGTTACGTGGAATATCATCGAAGCATTTGTACAGCGCGGTGCGACATTCATGACTAATTGGGGAATGAGCGAAGTGGGTCCTATAGCTATTAATACTATTTTCGACAGTATGGAGAAAATTAATAAGTATAAAACACTCGCGCCCACTAATGCCACTATTATGGGTGACCAATACTGGTGTAGCATAAATGTAGTTGACAACGAATTACGGGTCAAGGGTGACATTTGTATATTCGATAGTTGGTTTGAAACTAAGGATAAAGTGTGTATGATTAACGGCGTCATGTATTACATGGGCAGAACTAATAAGGAGGTAGACTTATGGTCTCCGAAGAAAGGTTAAAAACAGTCCAATACTCTCCAGAGCATTTGGAATCATTAAAAATATTTTGCGAAAAGTGTAGGCTTGAGGGCAATTTAAATAATAGCTCATTAAAAGCTATGCGATTAGAATGGGCATTAGAAACCGGGGGACAGTTTTTCTTGACTTATTTAGACGATGAACTTATCAGTGTCAGCGGCTGTCATCCATTGCCAGCGGCAGGCCCTGGAATATTTAGAGTCTTATTTAGAGGTATAGAACTTGCCGAGTACCGCAATGTATTCGATATTGTTAGTAAGTCCCATATGTCATCTATTCCATTTTATTACCATTTACCATTACAGCGTGAGTGGGCTAAACAACAGGGTGCTGAAACATTAGTTATTACTACTAATAAACAAAATCCTGACGGTATTGTTTCAATGGATCAAAGTCATAGGGTATTTCAATTACTAGAAAAACAAGGCATGGTAACTTGCTTAACAGAAAGTATTATGCTTTTTGATACTGAGCAATCTATATGGGGTATAAATTTAGATTATTACGATACTGCCCGTGAAGGATTCCGAGAAAGAAATGGATTACGCTAACAGTGATAAATTAATTTTTATTTTAGCAAGCCCCGGTGGCAGCGGCCACCGCCTTGGCAGAATAGTGTCCTGTTTTGACAATGTCTATTGGTATAATAATAAGACTCACAACGGAATCACTCCCTGGGATGTTTTTCATACTAACTTAGTAAAGGGAAAAACAATCAGTCCTCATCATTTTGATAGACGTACTACTAAGAACATGATCCCATTAATGGGAGAACGAATTGAAAAGTTTTGGGCTGACGAATTTGTACATATTTTATACGAAACACGTTGGCCAGACGCAATGGCAGCGGCAGGTGCAGATGAAATTCTCAACGAGGGTAAACATTTAGTCTGGGTATTACATGATATAGGCGATTATCTGCTGACTCATTTCCCTAATGCTAAGATTATTAATCTAATAGATCAAAATGTTGAATACATAGTTGACAGGTACATTAACACAACAGCACTATTTCCAATTAACATAGAAAACAAAAGTTTAAAACCTATCGCAGGTAAGGAAAGCAAGTTTGCATTATCGTTAGCCAAGTTGCTGGATATAAATCCAATCCCGACACATCGCGATTATTGGGCATGGTCGACACACGGAGACACGGTGTATTCTTCCGTGTATGATTCCGAGTATTACGATTATGTGGCAACAATTTTGACCACACAACACATTGAGCGTATAAAGAAAAATCCCAAGTACATTAATGTAACTTGGGATAATCTAGATTTAGAACTTATAAAATCTTTTATAGGCGCAACATCGATAGATCTTAATTATAAAAATCTTATGAAATAATTTCCCAACACATTGCTTCTATATTACTAGTTAGAGGAGCATTCCCTCCGTTAAATAATTCTGCGTTAAATGGTTGCCAGTCGTGTACAATATGAAGGTTATTTATAGCGTTAGCTTGATTTGTAAGTTTGCCCATTCTAATTTCTACAAATTTCAATGCTTGTTCTATAGTAGTTATTGAATCGCCGTATTCTTCAATAATTCTATGGTTACCGGCTTGGGAACAGTTATTAGACATATCGATTAAACATTCAGCAGTTACTCTTGTATCGGTTGGTCTAAAAAACCATAATCGAGATCCTATCGCCGCTTTTTCCATCACCGTTTTAGTTGTATTTTTAAATCCAAAGAATCCTAAATTACATACTGTTTTATTGTCGACTATATTAAACATTTTGGACAATACAGTATCTAGTGTATCTGCTCTGTTTAATGGTTCTCTCATTAAGGGGCCCGTGATCATCTGTATATTAGTAAGAGCAAGTTCTTGTTGTAACTTGTTATTATTTGGTAACGCAATGGAAGGTCCTCCTACCATATCATCAACTAACTTATGTGTCCCTTCTATACCTACAAATATATTAATTTTCATGTTTTTCCTTTATTATACGATTATAATGCTCTAACTTTTCGATACCGAACTCATCTACAATCTTTTGTTCAACTGCGGACCATTCATATTGTCTTTGAAATTGATAAGCACATTTAATAAGTGAATGATCAAACTCTTCTGCGCTGTTAAATTTAGTGGAAATATTTTTATTATAAATTCCAATAGCCGATACAGAAGCTTTAGAATGGAATTCATCTGCTTGCTTAACTATATCGTAAATTAAGTCATAGTCTGCCTGAGTTAATTTATCAAAATATTCAATCTCATCAGTAAACGCTAAATCTTTTATTAATGAATCGTAGTTTTCATGAAATTTAAATTTTATCAAGTGACGTCTTGCGAAATCTGTGATGGTCTTATTATTCTCTTGAATAACGTCGTACATATATTCATCATTTTGATACCATTGATACGATGGAAATGTTATATCGAACCCACCATTATACATCCACCATTTGTAAGAGGCGGCGTCACCGTTATAAAACAACATAATACTAGCATCTGGAAAATTAGATACTAACCAATCTAGATTTTTATTATGGCAGAACCAATGCGATTTGATTATCTTTACACCAGTGTCCCAATTTGAGAATGGCTTTTTAATTTCTGCCAAGAACTCTTCTTTAGTTAGCTTTGATAAGTCTTCAAAGTTTTCGCCGATTTCGTTGTACGGTCCAAAGTATGCACCAAAGTGATGTACTGCCCTAGTAAAGTTTTGTTTTTTTACATTGGCGGCGTCGGAGTTATTTATTGCGGGGTGAAGTGATAATAAAGATAACACTCTAGTCCATCTGGATCCAGGTGCCCCTGCCGCAAAAATTAAATCGTGTCCGTTACTCATATTATACTTCAAATGTATGTTTATTTTTGGCAGCAGATAAAAATTCAATTGTTTTTGTTGTCAGTGTGCCCGTTGTTAGTAAACTAACTCGCGGAGTCAATCCTGCGTTAGCGGAAGAGTGCGGAACATTATGCCAGTCAAATGTATGAATGTCACCTGCTTTCCAACCTTGATATGTAAAGTTTCCGTACTGACTGAAATGTCCTTGATCCCAATCTGTTAATTGTATCATGATTCTCATAATTTTACTAGGATCTTCAGGATTAAACTTTTCTAATTTATCTAGGTGTTTATTGAATACTTGCCCTGGCATTTGAACATGTATTCTGTCCATCCTATTAGCCAATCCAATAACGTCACACATCTTTTTAAATATGTCAGGTAGCTTGTAATCGAAATTGCTAATAATCAGTTCAGGATTAGCGCCTGCTACTTCTAAGTCATATTCTTCAGAAGCAAGTTCTTCTTCGGGGCGAGACGGCTTGTTAGGATCCCCGCGTGTTCTCCAAGATACTGGTTTAGATGTTTCTTTGACAACTTCTAACTCTTTACTCCAGTCTCCTGCAAATTTTCCTAACTCAATTATACAGTCCCACTTAGGGTCTATTACTGTGGTATCGAAATGATATTGTGATTTAACTTTTAATTTTTCCCAGTTACTATTATTCATCTTTATTTTCCCATATTGCGTATTGTTCGTATTTCTTAAGACTACGTGCTATTAAATTTTCATGTTTGACCGGATCAACCCATCCATGACAAAATAATATATATCGATCCTTTGGTATCCCTGTATTAGTATGTAATGTTGTTGTGTGTCCTAACACATAGCAGTCGGTGTCCTCTGGCATAGTTGGACGAAGTATATCGTCTTTGACTCTTACTTCTAATTCGCCAGAACGCGATCCTTGTATCACAATCCTATATCCGCAAGGTTCGAATTGTTGATTGTGTGTGTATAATTCTGGATTACGATCTGGTGATCTAAAATCAATATGCCACGTAGATTCTTTAATAACATTATGCATTTTGATAGTTACCAGTTTTGTAAACGGAAGATACAAGTCCACATATTCTTTTAATTTTTGCTGACTATATGTTAGGTCGTTGCGCCAAGTCGCGTCTTTATAATTATGATAATCTTCATTTGAGTCACACACTGTCAACCGCTGAGCAGCGAATGCCAACGCCGATGGCGGGATAAATTCACATTTAAAATCTTGGACTATTTCTTTACAATATTCAAACTTAGGAATATCTATAGGTAGCCAGTGTAGTCTTTTCAAAATTTATATCCTATTAACATGAATCGTTTATATTGATCTAAGTCTAATGTACCTGCGTATAAAATATCCAGCGGATACTTTGTTTTCATTTCTTCTACATTGTCGCATAAATTAGCGTGATCTTCCGCTGGCATATTTGTACTGTGTAATATAACTAACGAACCAGTTCCTATACCGTCGAACCACGTATTATTTATAATATGCTCAGAACTAGGGTTAATTATCAACTCGTAATCGTTAAGATTTATGTCATTGACATCTGCGGTAACATGTTTAAATTGTTTATTAAATCTATTTAAATGTTTAGCAAACACTGTTAATCTACCATCAGGATCTACTTCTGTTATATTGGTGAATCCTAACTTCCATAAGCAGAAAGAAGTAAATCCAAACCAGGATCCTATAACTAATACGGGTACAGTTTTGTCTAGGCAATAATTTTTTAACTCATCTAGCAACCACGTTTTCCCCTGCATTTGTTTTATTCTAAATGCGTCTCGCATTTCTGTTAACGATGTTGAAGAAAATGCGTCTGGGTTATAAAGAGAATTCATAACTTCGGGAATATACGAAGCAACTAACGAGTAGTCTAAATCTGATCCTTTTAAATTATTCATGTTGTCTAGAATTAAAATGAGTAATTAGCCATTTATAATCATTTATTTTATACAATAAATCTAAATCGTCATTACACAAGTTTACATACTGTTCTGCATCAAGGTAACCTCTATAGCACCATATCGCATTGTTTGTGCCGTTATCTAAATGTTGGTATGATTTCCATATGTCTAAATATTTTTCAACGTTTACTGCTAATGGACGATCTCTAAAGATCTTAGATAATAACTTAACGCAATGCCTAAAAGAAGTTTTCCAAGCATCGTATGGTATAGTGTTATATCTAGTAATTGATAAAACTTTATCCGGACTAATTTTTGCAGCAGTTGCAGCAACAGAAAAATCTCCCTGGCTCATGTCAGTATTAACAAAACAATCTTTTCGCCATAGTTTAACTCCGCCATTTTTTACACGTATATCGAGTACCGGATCCAGAGCGTAGAACCATAATAAATCTCTCGCAGGATCTGGCTCCCAATCTAAGGTTTCAGTTAGCCAGTTATCTCCGTCAATAGTCCAGAAATGTTCAGTCGTTGATAACGCATTACATGCCATATGTGCTTTATCAATTCCCAAGATACCATGTATTCTTTTTGCGGCTGGATGAAGTTCAAGTACACGTAACCAATTTTCTTCTTGATTGGCTTCATTAAATGTAATATGAAAAATATCAAACGTAGTCATTCATCGTCCTTTAAGTCAGCAACCAACCAACCGATTTTAAATAAGTCATCGGTTATCTCGTCAGTAACTACACTTTCAGGAACATAGGCAGCAACTTTCTTACGAATTATTTCTTGTTCTATAGTTAGTTCTTGTCCGTCATCTTGATCATCTAGGTACCCGTCATTGCGTATACCGCTACAGTACCAATCAATATAATCACCTTCTTCTCTCATATCGGCAATTATGCCACCGGCATGTCTCCAACTACAACTCCATCGTTCGTCTTTCAAAATAGGCCACATCTCGCGTTTAGTGAATTCATTATTACACATGGCAGCATATAGATGTTGGGCATATACTTGATCTCCTCGAACTTTTTCTAACATCCATTCACAAGTTCTTAAATCGTACTCCATATTATGTTTTTGCCATGCTGGATTATCTTCCTGTTCCTCGGCTTGCTCTGTCCAGCTATTGTAAAATTTAATCATGCTTACTACATCTGGATCTTGGAGACTTGTGCCTTTTTGTTCTATTCGAGCAATATAATTATTACGTTGAAAAGTGAATCGCTCACTGCTTTTAGATATTTTTTTTGACATATACTATTATATAGCATACATAAATTTTAGTCAAAAAAATAGGCACCAAAGTGCCTATTTTAATTATTGTTCTAGGAAAGATACTACTGCTCGCCTGGCTTCTGCTGAAGATACAGTTCCGTGTCCTTGTCCGTTTAATAGAACTAATTTACCATTTGTCCTGTCACCCCACTGTGAATCGCATTGAAAGCCTCCGTTAGCAAAATACGGATCGTTACCCCAAGATATAGCTATGATTGGTGTATTAGCACTAGCCATCACACCTAAGCTACATACAAATCCAGACACAATGACGCCTTTAAATCCCATATCGGGAGTGCGTGTCGCGGCCATAGCACCTTCGCTATGTCCCATTAAAAAAATACGTTTTTTGTCTGCCCATTTCATAGTTTGAAGTTGAGACATGGCATACGCTACTTCTGCTGGCCTAAGCCTGTTAACAGGTACTAATCTTAAATTGTTAATTCTCTCTGTGGTAGAGCAGTTAACAACTCGATTAGGTATTGCGAAAGAATCAGGTAACACTACAATATATCCATTATCTTTCAGCAAACGAGCCCACTGTGTTTCCTCTTGTGTAATGCCTGTACACCCGTGCATCAAGACAACAACAGGCAGTGGACTGGTTACTTCCACAGTACTAATTTGTTTGGTAAAGAAATTTCCAGGAACATGTACTTCGGCCTTTTCCCAGGATTTACTAATGTCGTAGGCTTCTAACGGCAATGCGTTAACAGAACTAGCTAATAAGAATAACAATGTAGCAATAATTTTAGACATACCAAATTTCCTTAAATCCTTCTTCTTCTGTTGGATCTTCCCAGCTAGCAATCATGCTGGCAATAACATGATCCGGAATCTCTTTGCCAGGGCGGCCCATCAATCGTCGCATTAGTTCCGTATGCTCAGGTGTCTTAAACACCACGGCAATATGCTCATAGTCTGTTAACATGTTAAACTTGCGAGCACGACTTTTAACGGTAGTGCTTGTTTGATCCCAAATGATGTCGCGATTCATTTCACGAGCCACAACAACTTCTTTTGCCATAAGGTCTACGGCAGTGGGCATAAAGTCTACAAACACTTCACTGTAGGTGCGTCCTACTTCCTTTGCGTAGATTTCAACCCATTTGTCTGTACTAATATGGGCACAGGTTAACGCCCAGTCTTGTTCAGCTACCCAGGTAGATTTTCCGCTACCTGGGACTCCAATTAGTTGATAACACTTTGGCATAATACTCCTTACATTGTTGGGCCGTTGCCGTTTTTAAAACCTACACTGCCACCTTCGGCTTCGATACGAGCAATAACATCTTCGAACAAGATAGGTTCAAAGTCAGTTTGCTCCACGCAAACACAATGATAACGAACATCGTTCTCATCGCTGTATAAAACTTCGCCAGTTCTAGCATCAACACCGCGAGCCTTCTTCACACGGTTGGCGTGAGTGTGTCCGTGAATGTTAACTCCAAAACGACCCATGCTATCACTATGTAACGGGATATGGCTCAAGATCATTCCGTTCATAACATGATATGCTCGTAATTCACGGAAGTAAGTCCTATACTCGTCATCACGGAAGATGTCGTGGTTACCGCGGATTAAGACCTTGTCACCGTTTAAGCGACCTAATGTCTTTAATGCCTTACGGTTAATGACCGCATCACCTAAGTGATAAACTTTATCAGTTGGCTTAACTTTGGCGTTCCATTTAGCAACCATGGCTTCGTCCATTTCCTCTGGACTGTCCCATGGCCTTAACTTGGTAACACCGTCGTTACGTGTGAAGCGACATACACCCATGTGACCAAAGTGTGTGTCGCTTACTAAAAATACACTAGGCATATTGCCCTCCTTTCTTTAATAAATTTCTTTTACAATTTTAAATTCTGTTCCTGGATACTTTGCTTTGAATTCGTCAGTTTTAACATAGTCGTTAAACTCTTTTGCGTTAAAAAACACTCGATGAAAAACTGATTTGTGATCCAGAGTAGTTACTGTGAGGTAAACTGATTTTGCTTTGCCAGCCATTAAAGTGTCCTTTTATTCAATTGCTTTTCTAAAAACTATCTCTTGTCGGGCAAAAGCATCTTGTTCCCAAGGCTGATCCAGATATTTTGTTCGTTTAGTGTAGCGTTTGCCGCACCAATAATTTACACCATTCTTTACTTTAAGAATGCCTTTGGCAAATTGGCGTACATGGACCATCTCGTGTGCCAGCGTAACTCCGATAGACTTGATAGACATAGTGGGTTTAATAACTATTACATAGCTATCCAAAATGTCCACAGGAACAGTATAACCCATTCCTTCACAATCTTGTTCTAATCGAATAACCAGCGACTTCCTAGTGTTGGTTAAGCCCAATTGCTCAACTATCGAAGGAAGAATAGCTTCGATAAACTTTTTCTTCGTTCGACTACGTGCTTCTACAAGATAATCCATGCTCGCTCCTTGTTAGTGTAAATGTATTATAACACAGAACTCGCGGTCAGTCAACCGATCTAAAAGTTCTCCAGTCGTCTAAATTAGGCTTTTCGTCCGAATCGTATGTCCAGCCGAGGGCTTTCATCATACGATGCTTGACCAAAAGATTTGGACTACGGAATCGACCCGTATCTTCAAAACCCAACATGACTCCAAGCTCACAAACCGCACCCGATCTGCAAACGCCGGCGTAGCAATGAACTACAACGTTCATACGGTTAGCCAAAGCGTGTTGTAGCAGTCGAACAAGTTCAGCGGCCTGCTCATGACTACACCGCATGGCTTCGTCTAATGCAAAGTCCTTTTCTTCTATGTCTAAAAATTCAAAGTTATGTTGTTCTTTGAACTTGTGTGCGGGTACGGGGCGCCAGCTGGCTGGATCAACAATGCTGATCAGCATACTGTTCTCTCCGGCTTCGTGATGGAACCTTGTGGGTATATCAGCAGCCGCTACGTTTTCAATCCATGGCATATATGCCTCCTAAGTTTCTATGTCGATGTGTCGACCTTTGTCTAAATCTAGACGAAGATTCCTTGCCACTCGTTCTGCTATTATTTGATCAAGTCTGCGCTGTTCAATCTGCTTGCTGTAATCTTGTTCTCGTTGTTTTTCCAATCGAGACTGATCCAGACGATACTGTTCTTGATTATATTTTATAACACTTTGTTCTGCTCTTGATATTTCCATTACACTCGTTCCTTTTTAACACGGCCGATGCGACTCGCCTTGTTCCAATCATAAACAACACCATCTGGGCATAGTCCGTTTTTAACGCTGTCAACACCAAACATGCCCACAATTTCAAAATCTGGACCTGTGATAGAGACAAACTCATTCATTGCCTTGGCAGTGCTCATTGCTTCATCCAATGTTGTTACATCGAATGTTACTACCGATCCTTTTACCTTATACATTTTTTGTTCTATCTTCAAAATTTTCATCATTACATAACGGATCAAATATCAACATCATTGCGCCTTCCAAATATGTGCGATCAACTGCTTTTGAGCATTCAAAATATTCGATAGTCCATGATACAGGATCCCACCATTGTTCTTCTCGGGTCGCTTTCCAACCCTTACCGTGGCTAGTGCCTTCTTTCAGAATGGCATACGCCTTATTGTGGTGATGTTCAAAACGAGCACGGATGCCTGAACCACCACCGCCTTGTCCTACATAAATGCAAGTATCACCTTGCCAAATGCTGTACAGTCCATTACTTTTTGGTAACGATTTAAACTCGTTAAAAGAATGGGTTTGGATAGCTGGGCTAATGCCGCAACGCTGAAAGTCGGGTTGTAGTTTTGCTAATTTCATATCATTATTATAACAGCATCTGACTATCTTGTCAATAGCCAAATGTGTTGTATATTTACAACATTTATGACCCATTTAAATGCCCTACAAGCGTCGATAACGGTTCTAAGCAGGTCAACATTGCCCTAGCTGTTTTAAACTCAGTGTAGGGCTGTATTTTGGGTAACAACAGCCAAAAAAATAGCACCCGAAGGTGCTATTCAAAACTAAGTTTTTGCTTAAAAAGCATCGTAGTAGTGGAAGTTCTTTTCTTTCACTTTGGTAAGTGTAAGAGCATGACCATCCTTGTTCATGAAGATAAACATGCCACTTTGTGGATCAATCTTTTGGATTTCAGCTGGCGTAAAACTAGCTTCTTCCCAGTTCCAATCTGCATCTTCCTTGTCGTCGTCTTTGTCAGTCCAGGGTAGGCCTGCGTTAGACACTTTGAACGACAAGTGGATCTTGCTTTGGAGTGGATTACCTTTCCATTCGCGAGACTCCAGATGCTTTTGTTCAACAGGAATACCTTTGAAGCTCAGTTGAGTTGAATACTTGTTGCCGTCATCAAATTCTGGTTTGGCATTCAACATCTTCAATGCTTCTTCAGGAGATTCATTGTAGCGATTCATTTCTTCAACTAATGCTTTCAGCATGTCAAAGTTGAACTGGTTAAACAACATGGCAATTGAGCAAATCTTAGCAATGTGTTCCTTGGCATTCAAGTTGTCCTCACAGTACTCGATGATAAAGTCCTGTGTCAAGCCTGTGTAGTCCAGCATGTAGTAGATACGACCTGGACGATTACGCATGTGGCTATCCACACGCCACTTGTCGTTACAGGTAATCACAAACATTTTCTTGCTGGGGAATACACCGTCCAACAAAGTCAGCATGGCTTCTTGCTCTTGTGCGTCGTAGACTTTTTCAAACTCGTCAAACAACACAACACATGGTTGCTCGATAGCCTGAATCAAGGCATTGAACTTATCACCGGTCCACGCATTGTTAATAACAATGGTAGGATGGCCTTGATTGGCTGCATGAATTGACAAGGCTTTTGCCAGCAAACTTTTGCCGCTACCTTTCTCACCAGTAAGCATTACGCCAGTGCTGGCACTACGATCCATGAATGTATTAAAAATACGATTTGTATTTTTGTCTAAGTCGCCGTACCGCTTGCCTTTGATCTCAAACGAATCAATTTGTTCAAGATACAACTCACCACTCATTGGATTTTCTTTAATGGTAAAATTAGCCGCTGGTAGTGCCTCGTGTAGGTCCATGGCTTCTTTTGATGTTACACGAAACGAGATTCCTGATTTTAAAAAATATGACATGTTAGTCTTTTGATGTAGTGTAGTACAATTACTATAGGTTAATTATAACATCTAAAATGTTTCTAGTTGCCTACTTTGACAGAATTAATATAAAAAAAATAGCACCCGAAGGTGCTATTTAAAAACAATGTTTTTACAGCTTGTAACGATCACTCATTACAGTCTTAAGCATGATGCCTTCTGGAGTGAACTGATCCAAGTCAGCGGCTAGCAAGCTAGTCATTATACTTGGGCTGAATCCACTTACCAATGCGGCACCACTCTTGTCAGCCTTAACAGGCACGTTGTCTGAACTGTTTAGGTTCCAGAAAACAACTTGTGGCATGCTGTAGCCTGCGGCTTCGAACTTGCGTTCGATCATTTCCATTGCGCTGTCGTCGTGCTTGGCGCATTGGTCAAACTGCATGTCACTCAAGATCAGCAACATGGCTGGCATGTCGCTGGCTGGTACTGAACCCTTAACCGCTACGTCTAGAATCTTGTTCATAGCCGCGTTTAGGTTAGTGCTCATGTCCCAATCACTCTTGCTCATTTGAGCAACCTTGTCAACAATGTTACCCTTTAGAGTAACAAGTTCTGGCTTGCTAGAGAAAGTCAAGAAAGTGTCCTTGAACACACCCTTGTTCTTGTCTGCTAGGTACAGGCCCAAGCTGATTGAAACATCCATACAAGTCACATTAGTGTTCTTTCCTGCTGGGCAAGACATAGAACCGCTAACGTCTACGATTGGCATGATGCTGGCATCTCCCACATAGTTTGGCAAAGCATCCCACTGTGCCACGATGTGGTCAGTGGCTGTCTTGTCCAAAATTGCACGGTTGTAGCTTCCGATAACACCCTTCAACACGTCATGTGGGAAGATTGCGCTGGCGTTAACCTTGACAGTCTTGTCACCACTTACCAACTTGGCCACATACTCAGCGAATGCTGGTGTGTGACGGCTGAATGCCTTCTTGTAGTTGCGTGAAGCAACACTTGGCACGTGACTGAAGTTGATGTTGTCCCAGTCGTTGGCACACATTTGTGTTTCCACAACTGTGGTCATTCCCACTAAACTCTTACGATACTGCTTTGGAGTCATTCCAAAGAATGCTCGTACTTCAGCCGCAATCTTGCCCTTACGAGGAGTCCACTTTGCGGCCAGACCGTTACGGGCACGTAGGGCATCGCCCAACATGGTATAAGCGGCTGACTTCAAGTCAGGGTTAGTGAAGACAAAGATGTCATCCCAACGGCCAACTTCAGGGATCTTGCGTAGCAAAGCCAAAGCGGCGTCTGGGTCACGCTTTTCTAGATGTACTAGAATGTCGCGGAACAATTGACGTTCACCTGCACCACCACGGACATCACGTGCCCATTGTGCGATGCGTAGTGCTACGTCACTGTTTTCTACATAAGCGGCAGTGAAGTCGCCTACAATGTTCTTACCACGGCTTGCGCCGATCTTGTAGAACAGGTCCACAGTGGCCTTGGCTGTGCTCTTACGTGCCTTCATGCCATTGGCAGTACGGGCTTCTTGGTTTGCTATTGCTGTTACAAATGCGTTCATTTTATTACCTCACAGAATGTGTTTTTTTTCGATATGCGTGAAAATTTAAAGTTGCTGTTAACATTCTAAAACTTTAACAGGATGATCGTGCCAATTTGTTTAGTATTCTGGTCTGACCAATTACGGCACTCAGACCCTATCAACATTCATGTTGACTATTCACACTCGGCTTTCTGTAGTGAACACATAGTATGTCTTTCCATACTGTCGTCTATTCCATCTGCGTACATGGTATTTCACATGTATAAACTTTTCAGTCCACCCTTACGGGGCACATTCTATAGCATTAAGCGTTAGTTTAAATTGCTGTAGTCATCCAAATATAACAGGATCGTTTTCTACTTTTTGTTTTTATCGAGGAGACTTATCGAAACTCCTCTATCTTCACTGTCCTTGCTTGCGCATTGTCTTTAACCTTCAAAGCCCCGAAAGGCTCCAGCTAATAACAGGGTAAGTGAAGCAATCCATAGTAATATGTAGTTGCTGTACCGATCCTAAAACTGTCCACAAGCATTATTGCTTGCTATGTGACTATTATAACAGTATTGCGCTGTCTTGTCACTACATTTTGGCTAAACTGCTAAAATATAAATTGGTCGGAGTACAAGGATTCGAACCTTGGACCCCCTGGTCCCAAACCAGGTGCGCTACCAGACTGCGCTACACTCCGAATTAACTTGCTACAATATGCGGTATATATGGAACTGCTCTTGGACCACCATACAGTTGCTCGAAAAGTTTTTTAGCCTCTTGCGGTGTATCCGCATAGATACGTTTCTTTTCTTCACCTTGAGGTGTTCTTACAGTTGCTTCATACATTGGCATATTGTATCCTTAAATGGTACCTGGTGTCAGACTCGAACTGACATCGTTCTCCGTGTAAAGGAGATGCATAACCTCTCTGCGCAACCAGGCATTAAATTTTGGAGCGGGATGGGAGAATCGAACTCCCGACATTAGATTGGAAATCTAAGGTAATGCCATTTTACGAATCCCGCACACTTTATAGGTGCTCTCTGTGGCGCTTGAATCCACGGCAGCCCTTCTCTTCATGGCCGGTCCTTGCTTTGGTCGACGTTGGCAAGTTTCTCGGTGTTCCATTGTAGCTACTCAGAAAGCACGTATAAAGTGTCCGGCTACTCACACCACATGAGCCCCGGACTGAGCAGTTACTCTGTCCATAACATTTTCTTCTTCTGGAAAGGCTGTTAATCCTCACCCTAGGCAGTTTCCAGTATCCCTTAAATGGGGACTGTGAGGTCAGGTCCTAGTGTACCCTCTGGTCTATCGTTACAGAGACGCTATTTCGTTACGTAGAAATAGTAAGACGGGTTTTTAACAGGATAGGCTTTGCCTTATTTTTTATTTAAAACTTGACAAAGCGAACAAGTTCGTCCGGGTCGCCCCAGACCTTTGATACGGTTATTCACCGTTAGTGGTTTGCTGTCTCTATCCTAAAACTGGTGCCCAATGTCTGATTCGAACAGACGACCTACCGCTTACAAGGCGGTTGCTCTACCCCTGAGCCAATCGGGCTATATGTTACTTATTTGTTGCTGTCTGTATATTATAATTGATTTGACTTTGTTTGTCAAGTCTTTCAAATTCTTCATCTTCAAGTTTGGCTTCTTCTAGACGCCTAGGATCAGGCTTTCGAAAAATAGTATCATAATTCGAACCAAATGCTTTCAAATCTGTTGGACGTTGTTTACTGCCCTTACTCATAATAAACTCCTACTATTCTTGGTGGAGGTGACAAGGATCGAACTTGCTACATCCTGCTTGCAAAGCAGGCGCTCTCCCAAATGAGCTACACCCCCAAATATTGGCTCCACAGCCTGGGCTCGAACCAGGGACCAATTGATTAACAGTCAACTACTCTACCAACTGAGCTACTGCGGAATAATTCTTAAACTTGAGTACTTGCTGTACCCGTATCATTTGTTTGGTAATTTGCGGCACCCTGTGGACGCTTGTTATCTCGCGGTTCACGTTTTGGAACAATGGCAGCGGCTAATTCTGCTTGGATCATTGCTCTCTTAAATTCGTTACGCTCATGTGCGTCAACGATAGTACACATGAATCTTTTTGACTGCTTACTGAGCTTGAATGTCTTGTTTGGTTTTAACATAATTACCTTTTTAAAAAACTTGGCGGAACGACTGAGACTCGAACTCAGAACCCGGATTACGCCGAGCGACAGATTAGCAATCTGCTCTAATACCATTATAGGACCGTTCCATATATACTATGTAGCTGGGAGGCTTCGAACCTCCATGGAATCCTGGATTATATCCTGACCCGTCCCCTGACCTATGCTATGAGCATAGCGGGAGCTTTGCCTATTTGCTTACAGCTACACAGTAATTATACAATCTAGCTGTGAGTATGTCAAGTGTTTTGGCGGGTCTTGAGAGGATCGAACTCCCACCCTCGGTTTCGAAGACCGAGATGATATCCATTTCACCAAAGACCCTAACTGGCCTCGCCACCCGGAATCGAACCAGGATCTACTCTTTAGGAGAGAGTGGTTCTATCCATTGAACTATGGCGAGATATAAATTGGTACCAGCGGAGGGAATCGAACCCTCTCAAGAACGCTAATCTGGCGCTAAAAGGCTTATAAGACCTCTCTGACTTCCAAGTCTCGCTGGCATAAAAATGAATTTGTTAAAGATGTTCCACCACATTATAGGAACCATTCACCCGAATTAACAAGCTCGAGCGGGATTCGGTAAGTTACTTGGAATACTTGTCCAGCTTGCAACCGATCTGCCCGCGGACACTACGTGCCCGGGTGGGAGTCGAACCCATTACCTTCTACTATATCAGTCCTTCGAAGAAACCTAGATAGCGTGACTTTCTCTTGCTAACACTCTAACAAAACTTGGAGCGGGATAGGAGAATCGAACTCCTGACTAAACCTTGGCAAGGTTTCGTTTGACCATTAAACTAATCCCGCATTATATTGGTGCCCAGGGCGAGACTCGAACTCGCAAAATTTGGCTTCTAAGACCAACACGTATACCAATTCCATCACCTGGGCTTAATTTGGATGCGGGTGACAGATTCGAACTGCCGATGCACCTGGCTTATGAGACCGGTGTGGTAACCACCCTACCCGCGTAACTATTTATTATCTGACTCTTCGCAGATAATCTGAATTGATTTTTCCACTCTGTATTTCTAACAGAGCTGTAACCGGAGCATTCAATTGCTCAGGACTTTCACTTAATCTGTGTTGCCTTGCCAATTCTCTTGCTCGAATTGCGGCAACAATAACAAGGTCGAATCTGTTGCCTATGTTGCTAACACAGATATCGGTATTGATATCTGTTCCCCGACTTGCTATATTATTACGTTTCATAAGTTTCCTATTAAAAAAATTGGCGTACCCACTAGGACTCGAACCTAGACTGACGGTTTTGGAGACCGCGATGCTGCCATTACACTATGGATACATATTGAATTTGTCTATCGTCACACAATGTCCAAGTCGTGCGCTGAACCCTACTGCTATTACGTTCGGGCTTGCTACGGGCTTCGAGTACATACACAAGTGTCTTGGGCGACTCGCGTATCACATAAGGGTAACCGTACACACATAAACAAAACTGGCGCCCCGCAGGGGACTTGAACCCCTGACCCTCGGCGTGACAGGCCGATACTCTAACCAACTGAGCTAGCGGAGCAGAAACTTGGAGCAACGAGAGGGATTTGAACCCCCGGTTTTACGGATTTGCAATCCGTTGCATTGGGCCACTCTGCCATCGTTGCATAAATTGGTGGAGATTACTGGGATCGAACCAGTCGTGCCCGAAGGCGGCGGATTTACAGTCCACTGCATCACCATTGATGCTTCATCTCCATATAGAAACACACTAACACCGCTGGCAAAGTAATTATATTACTTGATACGATACCTAATGTATTTCTATATGGCGTCCCTACGGGGATTCGAACCCCGGTACTCACCGTGAAAGGGTGATGTCCTAGGCCTCTAGACGATAGGGACAAAATTCACAATTGATTTTTTAAAGAACAGTGTTAATTTCTTAACATGTACTTATTATAGCGTCTTCTGAGGTTGCTGTCAACTACTTTTTGAATTATTTTAAATTATATTCTAAATAATTCTTAAAAAATTCTTTATTTTTTTCAGCAAGTAACTTATAGTCTAGGTCTTGTTTGTTTGTATTCATTATTTCAGAAAACTCAAAACCCGCACTCGCATGTTCTCCCAAACGCCAAGACGTTGGCTTACCAATATGGTCCATTATAGAATTTAGTGACTTAGAAAATTCTGTTACTGTTTTTGCGTCCCAGTAATCGTTTTCCCAAAACTCTGTCTGTAATGGTTTCATAAATCTGTAACCGTACTGGCTATAGTTCTCATCAAACTTACTTTTGTAGGCCGAAGCTGGATCTCTAGATATCCCTAATGGATTAAATCTCCAATCATACATTTCATTGTCCAAACACCACTGATGAGTAGCGTATAAATCTTCTCTAGTTTCACCAGTTAGCCCAGCAATAAAACTCAATTCAAATGTTATTTCGTCTTTCCATGTTTGCTTTAATGTTTGTAAAAATTCTTTTCCGTGTACGCCATTCCAACCTTTACCTACAATTTTACAAGCATCCTTATGAAAACTTTCAATTCCAAAGTATGCGCTTTTGAGTCCTGAGTCTTTTAATTGCTGTATTGAACCTGGTCGAGATCCTATCAAATCTAATCGATTGTAGCCAATCCATTCTAACTTAAATGGTAAATTTTGTACTATTTCAGTTATAGCTTCCATTTTTTCCTGACTCTCGTTAACTGTATCATCAATGAAAAAATATCTAGTTGTACCAAACGTTTCGTAATTGTACATAAGTTCTTCCTTAACCAAGGAATAATCTCTTAGATAAGTATTTTTCTTTTTACCTAGATTAGGATATCTGCAAAATGAACAAGAAAACTGACAGCCCCGACCTAATTCAATTGGCAACACTTCGTACGATTGAACAAAGTCATCTTTCACAAAAGCAGGACTAAGTGTTTTAATATCAAAAGGTGTCCGCGTTAACGATACATTAGATTCCTGATCTAGAAATTTTAATAAATCATTCTCAGCATTTCCGTGCAGCTTAATCCAATCTAAATAGCAATTTTTTGCGTATGAATTAGAGCCTCCTAAAATCCATTTTAACTGAGGGAACTTATTTTCAAGTAGTGGCCTCGAGTTTAAAATCCATTCGGGTTCGCTCACTACCATAGATAGTCTGCCAGTCGTTGTTGCTTTGCGTAATGCCCCGTCGTGCCAAAATGTAGAACTTACACCTATGCCTATAGTTGTAGAGTCTACAAATTTCGAAGTTACTTCAACTAATTCATTAGTAGTAAATTTCTGACAAAAGTCTATTACTTTAACAGTATAGCCATGTCTCCTTAACCATGCGGCTAATTGATACGGACCCAGTGGTCTCGTATGTCCCGATTTATCTGGTAGATAAATCGAATTCCAAATTATAAAATGTGCCATGAGATATTTATTGTACTATCGATCTCATGAAAATTAACTAATATGTAGGACAGGAATAGTTACTTTCGGTTTTGCTGGATATTTTAAATCTGGTTTTGTATGATGAATCCGTCTGTTTCTATTAATATCTTTATAACCAACTCCTAAAATTATCATAGGCTGTCCCTGGATATTTAACACTGTCTGAAGACCGGCTATATCAAAGCATCCGCAATAACCTGTTGAGTATCCTAATTGATGTGCTAATAGATTCAAGTATCCACTAGCTATACCTATGGACATGTGAATGTCGATTAACATACGTTTCTTTGCCGTATCCGACACTAAGCCTGCTGGATGTCTAAACTCTTCAAAGTACGTATTCAAATACGGCCTGTCTGAATTAGCTGTAAGTATATCTGCTAGTGTTAACTGTTCGAATACTACTAACATGTTTGCCAATGTTTGTGAATTATTTTCTATGCTCATTGAGGGTGGAAAATCGAAACCACTTGTATTGTTGTAAACTTGTTCTATTACAGTCCGATTAGTAATAAAATGGCATCGATAAAATGCAGCATTTTGTTTACTGGGGCATTGGGTTACTGCTTCAACTAATAAGTCGATATCTTCTTGCGGAATTGATCGTGTTAAATCCCAATTTCGTTGGCAATGTTGACTTTTTTGAATAGTAATTTTTACTGCTGATTTATCGATCATAATTTCTCTTTAGTTAAAAAATTATTTATCGTTTGGTGCTCCTAGGAAGGATCGAACTTCCAATTACACTATACCAAAGTGTCGGTATTCCATTTACCTATAAGAGCGTTGGTACCGCTTAGTGGAATCGAACCACTATTCACACTTTAGAAGAATGTTGTCCTATCCATTGAACGAAAGCGGTAAAATTTTGGCAGGGGAGATGAGATTCGAACTCATGATGACGATTTCAAAGACCGTTGCCTTAGGCCACTAGGCGACACCCCAACAAATAAAACAGGATACGTTTTTTACGAAGGGCATGGAGCCCTTTGCTCAACCGCTGAGCGAATCTGCCATAAGGCAAATGTTGGAATCGAACCAACGTGTCATAAATGACTTTGCTGTGCGTATCCTTAACTTGGTGTCGTTGCTGGGATTCGAACCCAGATCTCTTCCTTTAGAGTGGAATTTTGATTGTGCTGACTGTATCCTTAACAGGATAACCTTTTATAAGCGTCCTACCATTAGACGACAACGACATGACTGGTACCCCTAGGCAGATTCGAACCGCCATCCAGCAGATTTTAAGTCTACCCGCACTACCAATTAGCGTACAGGGGCATAAATATTTTTGTGAAAACTTACGATCACTTAACACCGCAAGGATTACAGTTTCACCTTTGTTTGTACCAAGGTGTGTGCTGTGTTATGGTACACGATATATACGACAACACCTACTTCGAATTACAATACTTCACTGACGTTAACAAAGCACTTCGCTTTGTCAACAATTTATAATGGTACCCCTTGTCTGATTCGAACAGACAGCCAACTCCTTTTGAGAGAATCCGCACTACCAATTAGCGTAAAGGGGCATATGGTACCTTCGGGCGGGTTCGAACCCCCAACCAACAGTTTCTAAAACTATCCGCACTCCCAATTAGCGTACGAAGGCATTTAAATTTTTGGTAGTCGATGCTGGGTTCGAACCAGCGACCTACACGATGTCAACGTGGTGCTCTACCACTGAGCTAATCGACTATGGTACCCTTGGACAGTTTCGAAATGTCGACCCTCGCCTTATCAAGACGATGCTCTTCCTCTGAGCTACAAGGGCATAAACTACTTAGGGGTGACTATCGGGGCTCGAACCCGAACTACCAGAGTCACAGTCTAGGTTGCTACCATTACAACATAGCCACACCTAAATAGTCTGGTCCTCTCGACAAGAATCGAACTTGTAATGGCCGGTTATCAGCCGACTGTTATACCATTTAACTACAAGAGGAATAAAAACAGGATAGCATTTTTTGGCTTTTTTTACAGAAAAGATTTTTTTGATTTGCTGTTGCTATCCTAAACTGGCAGTGAGTAAGGGATTCGAACCCTTGGGCCCCTAGCGGAGCCGACAGTTTAGCAAACTATTGGGTTAAGCCACTCCCCCAACTCACTATATAGGTTTTCCCGGCGACCAACTATCTTTCTTAAGGACTCGCTGGCTTGTCTCGTGTGAAAGAGTTTATACAGACCTTGTACAATTCTACTGGCGTGTCATGCTCAAGAAATAGGGCACTAGAATACAAGGGACTCATCTCAACGTCTAGCTGGGAAACTTGGCGGAAGACGGAGGAGTCGAACCCCATCCCATTTCTGAGAACCCAGTTTTCAAGGCTGGTCGGCGCACCAACGCACCTGCATCATCTTCCATAACTTGGTGCTCCCTCACGGACTCGAACCGCAATAACCGGACTACAAAACCGGTATAATAGCCTTTATATTAAAGGAGCAAATTTGGCGCCCACATATGGAATCGAACCACAATCCCCGGTTTCGTAAACCAGTATATTATCCATTATACTATGCGGGCAAATTTGGTGGTAATAGTAGGATTTGAACCTACACCTTGCTCCGTATGAAGGAGGTGCACTACCGTTATGCTATATTACCATATAGAAACACACTAGAGTTTTACGATAAACTACGCTCCTGAGTTTCTGCCCAAGAGCTCATAGGTCTGCCTATGTTTCTAATGTGTTTTTATATGGTAGGGGCACAGGGAATCGAACCCTGATAGACCGGTTAAAAGCCGGATATTCTAGCCGTTGAATTATACCCCCATATGGTCCACAGCGTCAGATTCGAACTGACACCTCATCGGTTAAGAGCCGAGTACGCTACCGTTAACGCCAGCTGTGGATGGATCGTAAATATTTTCTTTTACGTGCCATCCAGGACCATACGGGATCCGGGATGACACTACAGTTTACCTGTACGTTTCATGTCATTCTCCTTTGTTGATATTTCTCTTTTGTGCTTGGCGTTCTGATTTCCAGAACACTCGTTTCCAATCTTTCAAATGCTTCCACCATTGTGGAGGCGCAGTTAGGTTACCTTTTTTGACATTTGCCATAGGATTTCCTTTATAAAACAGGATGCTTATTTTTCAATTAAAAGTTGAATTTTTGAATTTGCTGTTCGCATCCTAAAATGGTACACCCTGTTGGAATCGAACCAACTTCAACGGCTCTTCAGACCGCCGCTATGACCACATCAGCTAAAGGTGCATTATACTTGGTCTCCCTACCAGGATTCGAACCTGGACCACACGGCCCCAAACCGTGTACGCAACCTGATAACGCTTTAGAGAGATAAAATTGGTGGAGGCCGAGGGAATCGAACCCTTCTAGTCACGATGCTTGCAAGGCAACGCCGTAGCCCACTACTGCCCCCAATTACAAAGCATACTATTCTAACTCGTCAAAAGAGTCTGCGTTATACGTCTTTAGTATACTTTGTAATTGGCTGTCCGACTAGGGATCGAACCTAGCTCATTCTTCGTTAACAGCGAAGCGCCTACACCATGCTTGCTCTCGGACAATAAAATTGGCGCCATGGACGGGACTCGAACCCGCCTGGTACGGATAGACAATCCGCTGCCCTACCCCGAGGACTACCATGGCATGTTGGTATCGCGTACGGGGATCGAACCCGCCTGAGTAAGTTGAAAGCCTACGGACCTCACCAGAAGTCAAACGCGATGTAATAAAACAGGATAGCATCTTTTTTCCATTAAAAGTGAAATTAGAATTTTTGCTGTTGCTATCCTAAAATTGGTGGAGGCTGATGGAATCGAACCACTTGACAGCCACCCTGCTTAATATGTCTACCGGGTTACAGCCGGCAACAGGGAACAACCTCCAATTTGTTAACACACTCACGACCGGTAATTACCAATCCATAAGCAAACTATGTTCACTTATAAAGAATGTGTATATTAAAAGCCACTAGCAGGAAGAACTATGTTCCACTAGCCTCCAAGGACTAGCCCAACACCAATTGCTTTTAATATGACAGATTTTTCGCTCTAGAAGAAGAGTTTCATCCTTGCCACCGCCCGTTTGCCCATGTTTTAAGTGCGGGCCAGGACCTCGTTTCCTGTATGTTCACACTTTGCGGTCTACAA